CAACTTGAAAGGTATTCTTTATAGGTTGGCTCACTAGATACGGGCTTAACTGGGAAAGTTGTTTCCGTTCTTGATAGCTTCTTTCAATTTAGCATCTCGATCTGTACGATTCTTCTTAACGGCAGCCTGCTTTTCTTCAGAGCCGGTGTCAAGGGTATAATCAGCAGTATCCTTCAGACTCTTACCTTGATCCTTAGAGAACTTAGTAAGTTTAGCAACGTCAGGAGTAGTTTCAGGAGAAGTTACAGTAATAGCAATGAATGACTTAGGAGTAGTAATAGCACCACTCAAACGAGTTTCAGCCAAGTATTTGTATTGGTTGAAGTCGATATCAAAGTCTTCAAAATTAGTAATTTCGCCCCCCTTAACAGAACCGATTGTGTAGTCTGCAAGGTTACCAACAAGCATCTTACCACGAGGAAGTGGCATATAAGGGACTACTTCAGAACATTGGAAGTAAGCAGCAATTGCTTGGTCTGTAGGAAGAGCATTCTTGTCGAAGCTTCCGCTATACAAGTAGTGACCAGATTGGTCTTTAAGAGTCTTCAAATGAGCCAAGTCAAATGGGTTGATAAATAAGGTTGGTACTCCAGAACCTTGATAAGCTGGGAATGTACGAGCCAAGTCATCAACGACAGAAGTCATATTCGCAGTTGTCACTTTAATTGTGAACAAGTCGTCATCTGAGATGGCTGGACGGATATTAGATTCATCAATCTTGAAGCGGTTCAGCTTGTTATCAGAAGTAAGTTTAGAACGACCGTCACCGATAAGTGCAGCACGTACCAATTCTTCTTTAAGCTTTTGCTGCATAACGTTCTTAGTGAAGTTGATAATATCGATTCCACCTTCTTGAATATCGATGATGTCATCGCGGTCAAGAGTTTCGTGGTGTACGATTGTACCAGGAGTAGTTTCACGGTACAATACGGAATACATAGAGTCGAGCTTTTGGTCGCCAGTAATGTATCCACGAGCACGAGCTTCATCTTCGGTGATGTTAGCCCACATACGTTTTACACGACTACGAGGTGATTTAGTGAACTTCGCAAGAATAGATTCTGTAAGTTCAGCTCCTGGTAATTGATAAACTTGAAGTCCACCATCCAAGGCTGGAGCTGGGAATAAAGTATCAATATTTGAGATACCATGTTGGATATCTACGCCTTGTACACCAGCAGATGCAAGAACTCCAGCCAAAGAATTGGCACGGCTAGCAGCGGCAGATTGTACAAGGTTCACGATTTGCGGGTTTGGACCTACTTGTTGCTGTTGTTGTCCAGATTCAAATACATTATGTTTCAAGTCAGTTTCTCCTTCAAGAATGTATGATTGCTTCACATCTTCTTCAGTTTCGTCGTCTTTGCTATCTTTGCTATTCTTAGCGGATTTAGCAGGTTTGGTATCTTTAACATCTTCGGTGTCTTCATCTTCGTTTTCGTCTTCTCCATCATCGGCGTCGATACCATTGTCTTCTAAAATTTGTCCGATAAGAGCAGAGACCGCAATCTGTTGTTCTTCGCTTAATGTATCAAGTACATCTTTAATAGTCTTTTCGTCACCGCTTTCAGATTTAGTGCCGTCTTCTTTAGGCTGCGCATCTTGAGCAGGCTTCTTTTCATCTTTTGGTGCGGCAGCTGCGGCTTGCGCGTCTTCCGCGTGGTTAAGAGTAAATTCTTCCACGTCTACCCCTTTCAAAAGGTTTTGAGTAATTCCGGTATGGATAACAGTAGTTTCTCCGTTTTCTACTCCATCCATAGAGTGGGTGAGGACATGTTCGATCTTGGCACCAGGATTAGCACCTTTAAGAACTAGGCTGACTTCATAAATTTCGCCAGACACCACATCCCCGCTAGCTGTTTTCATGGCACGAGCCCCAATTGACATAGCATTAATGTCACCATGCTTCAATAAATGAAGAGTATCTTGGGCAAACTCGTTGTCATTAAAATAACCATAACCATATACGCCTTCATCCGCATGCTTAAGCATCATATGCCCAAGAACGTTTGTTGGCGAGCTATAGTCATGTTGCCATACGATGGGCACTTGAGTATTATCGTTATTCTTAAATGCATCATGGCGAATAGTAACACCATCAGCGCATCGAATATCGTTCTTAGTTACCCAACCACTAAAATCGGCTTTTTTCAATGAGCACTAGCTCCTTTCATTTTTGATTTTTTATCCGCTGTCATCTCGACGGTGGATGCATGATTAGTTAATGTGACTCTTATAGGTTATCGCCAACACTATTAAGAATATCACTAAACGAATATACATGGTAGTTAACGTTAAACGGTGTATTCTTAGCAATATCTAAGACATACCCTTCACTAACTGCTTTACCTTCAGAATATTTTTTGGCCGCATTAGCAGAATCCATAGGCGCAGGGCTCTTAGACGTTGACCTATCCTGCATTGGAGTCTTCGCAGCCTCTGCTTTATTTTCTGTATCGCCCCCGTTTAAAGGGCGCTGTTTACGCGAACCTTTACGCATACCTGGTACACCGAAATGCTCGATAGTAATAGGCACTTGCGTTGATACATATTTAACATTATTCATGAATTATTTATTACCGCCTTTTTTATTTAGCATATTATATCTATCCATTTACCATAAATACTTCCTGGTTTCGTTTGTATGCGATCCACGCATCCATTAAAGCAGCGAAGTTATCGATTTTTTCCTCAGAACGCTTCTTGGATAGCTTTCGGTTCCCATTATTATCTTCAATAACCACCGAGTTACCCATTGCGAATTTCATTAGTTCTTGATGGAATAATAGCTGTCGGTTTAAGGAAAGATTCTTTAATTCACCAAGAGGAACAGACTCGGTCTTAGCACCTTGGCGTACTACTTCAATCCCATATTCGCCGAATTCAGTAGCCCACTTTTCCATAAATGGTTTTGCAAAATATGGGTCATATCCAAAAGTAAGAACAGTATACTGATTAGCCATGCAATATTCAGCGATATCGTCGTATACCTTATTCCAATCTAGGTATGCCTCATCCATAATAACTAAAGATCCTTCGCGAACGAGTTCTTCATATTTTTGTTTAGTAGCCGATGGTAAACGGTCTACTTTGGCCTGAGAGACATACGAACGAGTATCGACACCGAATCGGCCATCTGGTAATGGAAATAGCCAAGAAAACGCCCAGAAGTCATCCCCTTGAGAAGCGTCCATACCCATTGCGCACTCAAGACCAAAATAATCTCTAGGAGGGTGCGGAAGGGTTTCCTCGTAAGTAAAGAAATAAGTATAGCCTTCAACAGGAATACCAAATCGCTTGGCAAGAATATCATTGCGTTCTGCAGGAGAAGCCTCAGCTAACCGTACTTCTTGTTCATAAGTTTCGTAAGATACTGTTACACCAATATTCGGACAAGCTTTCATCCACATATCAGGATTAGCTACTTCTTGAACGTCGTCTAATCGGTAGTACCAAATAGAAGTATGGGGATCATAGTATTCCCCACGCAATGTCTTTTGCAGCTTCATTTTAATAGAGTCACCGACCGAGTCACGTACTGTACCCTCAGAAGACACAGCAAATATCATGTAATCAGATGCATCATCACCCTTAGCCGCAGATTGTTGTAGTGCACCTACGACATCTTCTTTGACATCGCCAGAGAGCCACTCATCCACAGTAGCATACTTACTACGAAGACCTTGTAACGCATCACGACGCATTGTACGTACTTCCAGTAACGACCCAGTTGCTTTATTCTCGATACCTTTTTTGGTAGATGCTAATAGGCATTGATTGGTACGGCTGTTAATGGAGCCTTCTGTCATCATTTGGAACAGTGGTCCTTTAGCACGAGTAATCGCAGTCTGCAATGGCTGCATGATCTCATTTGCTTGTGTCATTGTTGGAGCAATGGTTACCTGGTGCGTTGTTTTGGGATCATTGATAAGGAAATATGCTTGCATAGTAGACTCATATAATGATTTAGAATTACCGCGAGCTACAATAAGGTACTGTGTGTGACGTAAACGCTTCAAAGTCTGTACCATTTCATATCTATGTAAACGAGGGTTATATACTTTTTCATCAGCGTAGTAGAACCAGGCTAGGGCATCTTCAGCCCATAGCTTAAACGTAGGTAAAAGTGTTAAATCTTCGCCATTCGTCAACGTAAGTTCATTTTCACAGAAACGGATATAACCATCAATGGCTTCATCATCATAATAGAAATCAGGGTTTTCTACCATAGCATCAATGATATTCATTTGCATAGATATCTCTTTGTTAACTGGTATCTCACCCCTTAAAACCGCGTCACGAAAGGCTCCGTATTCGCGAGGGATAGCAGTATTACTAAGAACCATTACTTAACGTTGGCTAAAGCTTTAGCGTAAGCTTCATACCCCTTCGCAGTAGTCTTAAGAATTCCCTGAACTGCATCAGTAGTAGCGGCATTTTCCTTACTTTTTCGAGCCCCGACTTTTTCGCCATATGTTTCCTTATAATAATTGTCCATTAATGTCTTAACTGGGACTTGAGAAATCACGTTTAGTCCACCAGCTACAAGAGCACGACGAACCTGAGCCCTTTGTTGCTCTCTCCGTAACTCAGCGGCTTTACGAGCATTCTGTTGCGCGTACACCTGTGTTTTAAACTCGTTCTCTGCTCTGAGTCGATTAGTACGAGCTTGAATTGCCTTCGTAGACATTTTATCCCGGTGACGGTACTCTTTGATAAACTGTTTCTCACGAGCCATTTCGTCTAAACCAGAATAGGTCGTAGAAGCAGCTTTCTTTTTACGCATACTGGTTAAGGCGGTATAAATTCTTTTTCGAACACCCCATTTTTGGCCTTTAACACCATGGTGCTCGATATAAACTTCTTTATTCAAAGTAGTTATCACCTCCACTAGTGTCATCTTCATAGTTCTCATCGGTATAAGGGTCTTCTTGACCCACAGAATCTATACCACCCATCTGGTTAGCATCTGCTATGTTCGGGTTATACAGCTTATCTGCATTGGCATCAAGAACAGGGTCCTTACCGATAATAGCACGAGCTTCATTAGCGCTAATAAGTGCATTACGTACAAGCAAGTCAAGAGATGTAGCGATATCTTTAACCGGAATAGTCTTAAATGGATCACGATAATAAACTATCTTCTGTCCTTGGCTCCGAGCAGTCTTAGAAACAAATATACGATTGATACCATCGACGATCGCTTGCGCGATAACATCTACGGTACGGCTATAATAAAGATTTAGCTCGGTTTCGTTTGCAGTACCATTAAGGATATTTTTAGTTACTCCCATTTGGTTAAAGAAATCTTGTTGCAACCTTAATACTTCATCCAGGAGACCGCTTGCTTGTATCTGCCCTGTAGCAACAAACTTTTCGTTGTTACCGAGCCATGATAAACCAACTGAACTGGAGTTTACATCTCGTGTGATCTCTTGTATACGGTCATCAAATTGTTTCTTTTGTAACTCAGTTTTAGCTGCATATGGGAATTGAATAAACCCATTCAGCCGGTTCGCAGAGAGAAGCCCATCTTGCGACTCCATGACTTTCATCTTTTGTTCAAGGAGACGAAGAGTCTGGTTTGTATCTTTCAGAACGCCATTAAATGGAGACTCAATAATACAGACCTTAGACTTCTCAATGATAACGTTCTCTTTATTGCCAGTAAGCTCATTATATACATCTACTCGAATATGTTGTGGATACCATTGCAGAATACGTCCGACACGAGCTTTATAAACTTCAAATGTAGTAGAGCCATATACATTAGAGCTAGTATCAGTTGGCACCAAGGCAACAACACCATCGTCGAGCATTGACCAGACTAAGTCGTAAATAAGGCTTCTCCCGGTTTGGTCTATGTTGGCACTGTAAGTGAGCACATCGATCAATGAACTATCAATCGCAGTTTGCAGTCCAGTTTCCTTATCGACTTTAATATGCTTGAAATCGGTTGCAGAAACATCTACAGCGATTCTAGTAATAATAGAATTAAAGAAACTGTTTCGATTAAATAATGCGCTATTCATATACATAGATGGCGCAAAACTACTTGATTGACCGCTATAATTAAATAACTTATTTGTGGAGGCAACAGTCTGCTCATAACTTTTAATAAGATTATTTGCCATACTCTACCTCAATACGAGCACGATAAAGACTCTTGTCTCGAAGTTTTTCTAGCACCTTATCGATATTTGCGACACCTGGGTCATATAGGGCGATTGTGTTGGCGCAAATGTAGGTTTTAGCATGCATACGATTTCGATTTTCTAGTCCAAAGAAGTCATCCCATGTAGCATTGGGGTTGTCATCTAATGAAATTGGTTTTCCAACACCATTCTGGACTAAGTCACCGATAGAGTCATCGATATACCTAATCAGTTGCGGTTTAGCGACTTCTAAGCTAACTTCATCCGTAGCCATATTTACACTAATATACTTCGCGACATAGTGCAGTATAGATTCGTCTGCCATGATCTCTTATCGTTCTCCTTTCTATAGAAATAGAATCACCATAGTTTAGTATCTTCTGGAGTACGCTCTTTAAAGGGCTCCATAGCTACTTTTCCATAGTGAATATTGTTGTGGGTGTTCATACTTAAAGATATAAGGTTGTCTGGGTTTAGTAATTTATATTCATTCCACTCAGATAAATCTTTTTCAGTAATTGGGTTTATGTGATGGACCAGAATGGGGCCTTCTATAAACATACCTGGAACACCCAACTCGCAAGCGAAGTCCCTTTCAATGATTTCCTCACGGAGGGCTTGCCACTCACGGGATTTATAAAACTTATTCGAGATGTCGTGTGCAGGTTCATGGTGAATGCCAAGTAACTTTAAATATTTTAGTCGATCTCCAAATGAATCAAACTTGAGCATCTCAGAATAGGTTTTAATTAATTTCTCGGAACTCGGCATCTTCGGTAGCACCCCCATCGATCGGAGCTCTATAAGACTTGAGAGCTTCAAGAACTGCACCATAGTCAGTCTGGCTGCTACGTTCACTTTCAAGGGCCTCAATCTTAGCCTCGGTAAGTTTAACTTCGGCTTGAAGCTTCTTGCGTTCAAGGCGAGCTTTAGGTGATGACTGTTGAAGCCAGTAAATAATTTCAGCGGATGTTGCAGAGCCGTCTTCAAGTCGTTGAATCGAACGACGAACAGCTAGTGCACCAACTCTATCTCCCAACTCTTCTAGGTTCCGGATTGGTTTATCGCCGATAGATAAGCGCTTGTCATCATCCATTGGTTGCGGTGTCGGCATTAGCCTCTCCTTTCCATTATTCATTAACTCATAAGCTCATAAAAAGCTGTTTTATCAAACTTGAGCCAGCCACGCTCGCAATGAGCGAACCCTCTAGCAAATTTATCGACGCCAATGATCTCGTTGACCAAGATCTTGCCGACAACTTCTGAGTCCACGCTAGCTTTCTCAAAGACTGATAGTATTTTGTTCTCGCGAAACATATAATATGTCACTTCTGAGGTTGGTTCTTCGGTGTTTTTCTGTAACTTCTTCAACTTCTTCTGTGGCTTCTGTGCCAGTTTTCCTGGTCTTTTGAAGTAGCCATTCTACTCTCCTTTCTAGTTTTTACCCACTTTGTCTCCACAAAAATTCACGCTGGAGATTTTTTTGAGAGGGGGCGCGATGCTTAAGGGGGTAAGGATTTGGGTATCCCCCCCTTTGACATTTCTTTTTATTTTATATTTTCTAACGGAAATTTACGATTTTTTACAGAATCTTCTTCCAAATCTGGTAAAATTACGTAATCTGCGATGGTGTTCTCTTCGACCATGATAGTCATCGCTTCATCGATTAGGTAGCCTTCAACCTCAGGCGGCACACCCACTGCTGTGGTCAGTCTAGCCAAGGTGTTGCAGGTCCAGTAGCCAGCCTGCTCGTCCCACTCTCGCCACTCGTCGAAGCTAACCCTTGGGTCGAAGGGATTGTCAGTAGTAGTTAGCACTCCCATCTGACTGTCTCCTTTCTAGTAGTGGTAGGTTTAAGTAGTAGTGCCTACTCTTCCTGCCTTAACTTACTGATAGTAGAGGTGCTCACACCCATAGTCTTGGCTACTTCTGCAATAGTGTATCCATTGTCTAGTAGTCCTTTGATACGGGCCTTCTTAGTAGGACTAATGACCTTAGTAGTACGTGGTGTACCTAGCTCTTTAAGCTGTTTATCATCCATGTACTTGATGATTTCCTTAAGGTCTGTAGGTCCTACAGCGTTGTTCATAATAGCGTCCCATTCGTTCTCAGTGACCTTGACTGGAGTACGCTTAGCTCCTGTCTTTGTACGTGCAGTATTAAGTGACATGGTCTTAATCTTCTTGAGACTTTCCTTGTCTACTACATCGTAGCCACCAAGCTCACGAACACGTTGCTCTGTAATAGAGTTAGCAAGGGCTTGAGCCTGTCTTTCTAATACAGAATTTGCTTTAGAGTTCGCTACTTTCTGTTTAAGCGACATGACCTCTGGTGCAAAGATTGCTGCTGCCTTTGGATTCTTCTTTGGGATATGGGTATTTGAAATATCCTTTTCCACAATATGCTTTCTCTTTTTAAGATCATTAATATAATTAACGTACATATGTTCACGAATATCAGAATCCGGATTTAGATATACAGATGCATCTTTGAGTCCAAGAGTAATATAACTCTTCACACCTTTAGAGGTTGTGACTTTGGTCCTACTATTCTTGTCACTATACTCTCGATCATATCCACCGAATATGACATCTTTCTTATGACGAGAAATAACAGTACCTGCACCAGAAACTTTTTGCCCAACTTTATTCTTAGATAATTCTGTTGGTGAAGTAACTTTAAGTTTAGTACCTGGTCGAGATACATTTGGTATTTCAAGCTTAGTTAAATCAACACGCTCGATATGGGTTTGATACTTACGTTTTAAATCATCGATGCCATTCTCTTTTTCAGAACGTTTATAATTAAGCTTGTGCTTGCCAGCATCAATAACAACCATCGAATGTTTAACCGCCCGAACCAATTCATGGTCTGGAGCATTCTTCAATGTCATGTCTGTAATAAGATTAGACACGATACCCATTTGTTGTTGCTCATACTTTGAGCCCTTCTTCATAGGCTTGAACTTAATCTGCTTAGGATCATCAGCGTAACTGTTAGGATCAAATCGTTCGAGTTCTTTTAATGACGGACGAGATACCCACTTCTTAGAATTATTCTTAAGAACATAAGCAGTATCCCCATCAAAGTCTGCGCCAGAAAGTTTGCGAGCCGCACTTGGGTGAATACCGATTGCATCAACAGACTTAGAGCCAATTATCTTTTTACCAGCCGCTAGATTATTGTTAACCCGTAGTTCTGGAATCTCGAATGTACCAGCATGCGGATAGCGCACAAGGCATACCCGGTCGCCATTATTATAGTTAGGTGCATAGATTTCATTCTCTTTAATACCTGGCAAAGGTAAAATAACGTGACCACGAAAACCAGGAGGTGCAGCAGCTTTCAACGATACTTGCTTAGAATCCAGTGAAGAAGAATATGATTCGAGTAGCTTCTTACGAATGTAAGGATGTTCTACTTTCATGATTTCATCATAATCATTATCAACTTGCTTTAATGTTTTATCTAAACGCTCTTTAACCATAGATGGTCGTTGCTTCGCTAAGAATTGCGCAGACAGCACTTTAGACCATTTAGACCAATCGCCTTCTTCAGACAATATGTTTAATGATCCAGCTTTATTAACTTGCTTGCGTTTACCATTAATATCAATATATGTCTTGACTGGATTACCATTAGCATCTTTTAAAATATTTTGTTTGTTGACAGCTGCACCAAATGCAGCAACACCTAATTCTTTTAGGCTACCTTTCAAAGGTTTTAATACTTCTTCTCGAGGAACATCTTTTGTTTTGTTCGTATTGAAAATAACGTCTACGCCTTTAGGAAAATCCTTAGCATCACCTTTAACGGCCATACCTTTAAGATAATGCGTACCTCCTACTGCGATACGTACTTGTGCATAGCGAGCTTTGCCCATATCCATATCAGCTACGCCAGGGCGGATAAGCATACACCCATCCATCATTTCGCCATCTTTATCTGTACCATGGCCTGGCTTTCCTTCAGGAATAGCATATTTAATCTTGACACGATCCCAAGAAATAGAATTAGGGGTCTGCAATGGTGTAATATCAGTAGCATCTCCACGTTCAACCTTCAACGATGTTGGAGGGGCAATCTCGCCTTTGTGAGCAAGAACGTCTTTAATAGTAACACCTTTCTTAGTTAAAACAGTTGCAGTCGTATAGTTATCACTTGCGACTTGCTTAATACGCACTTTATGTTTCTCATATTCACCAGAATCCACCATCTTTTGAACAGCGGAGTCCATCTTAGTACGAGTTACACCAATACCAACTTCAGTTCCTTTACCGATTTCAAGGAATGGATTTTTGGAAACTTCGTCTGCCAAAATATCAGCAACTTCGGAAGTTTGCTTTTTCTTCGCACTATCAAGAGGGTTGTCCAGACGATAACGGCGTGCAGTTGACATAGACATGCCTAATGCTGTTGCAATCTGAGCATCGGTCATACCGCGAGCTGCATACTTTTTAACTTTAGCCATTTCGGTTGTACGACGTTCTTCATGTGCAATAGCAACACGAGAGTTGTACTCACGAGTAGACATTCCAAGTTTTGAAGCAATGTCTTTGTCTGTCAAGCCATCAGCTTTCCAAGCTTTACGGAGTGTTAAGAAATCGCGATTATGTTGTGGATTCTTCCCAGAACCACGTTTGTAACGACCCGACTGGTCCCATGTACCAATGTGCTTAAGAATAATTTCTACTCCCTCTGGAGAGTAAATGTCATCGGGTTTCACTTCTCCTGATTCGAGTAAATCAAAATCTTTTTGTAGCATTTGCACTGAATCCTTTCTAAAATAATCAGTTTTTGTCAAAAATCTTGTAAAAATACACTTTTCTCGCAATACCTCGCAGAGGCCATAGGAGCCGTTCTAAGCGCGTTTAGAAAAATATGGACAATTAGCCATAGCACCTCTAAAACGCTCTCAGAAGCCCTCTCAGAGCCTCTCAGAGCTATTCTAGGCGTTTTTATTCGTAATTACTGAGAATTTGCTAGAAATTAGCTTAAACTAGACCGGGTGAACAACTATTTCTCGACAGTGTCTACAAGAGTCCTTGCTAATACATTCAAATACGATTAGAAAGGAGGAATACATAAAACGTAGTGAGAAACCTTGGTTCGGCAATGACATGGATATCGTTCCACAATTAAGTAAAATAAAAATTCATAAGGAGAATGTTCGCTTAGCTCAAGCTAGCAAATATTTTTTATTAAAAGACCTGCAAGAGATACTCCGTAGAACTTTGCCAAGTAAAATAGTCGCTCGCCTAGTCTAGCTTAAACAGATTGCCTAAGCTAAACCAAGTCATTAGAAAAAAAACAGGAAAAGAAAAAAAAGTATAATAAATTAAAAGACTTTCGCACGTTGTGGCTTGGAGGTAAACACACGCGTAAAAAAAATAGAGAGTGCAAAACTTACAAAGTCTGCCAGTTTGAATCGTCTAAAAAATAGACATTTCACTCTGTCCCTCTATTATAGGGTGTAAAAATTTGAAATTTTTGATTTTTTGAGTAGATAAGGCACGCTGAGTTTGAATTGAGTTTGCGGTTACGTTAACTAAGATCGAAGTTCGCCCAGCTTCGACTGAGCTCGCCCTAGACTATCTCCCAAATCTCAAAATTCCACCTCACAAAAAAAAAACTTATTACTAATGTGTTCCTTCGTCAAAATCGCTCAGGTTGCTCTAAGAGATTTTTTTTTTAATGACCTTGTGTTTTTTTCCCATGGGCAAGTTTGGTCATTTTTAAAAAGGGACACTTTAGTAATAAAAAAAGTCAATATATACTAAAAGTACCTCAAACCCGCGTCATATCAACGTTTCTAGCACTTTTAAAACGCCAAAAATCGTCTAAAAATATTACTAAGGTGTTCCTTGATTTTTAAGGTTTCTACCAAAAAACCGTTTTAAAGGAACACTTTAGTAATTTTGGTCTTCAAAAAAAAATGCCTTTCAGATTACTAATGTGTTCCCTTTAAATCGATTTTTGCCCAAAATCTCAGAAAAAAGGGACACTTTAGTAATAACTACAACCATCAATAATCACGTTTTTTCATGCGATTTCGAGGTGAAAATCCTTTCATTTTAGACCAGTAAGATGGCGTTTTACTCCAAGGATTTTGGAAATCGCTGAAGGCCCAATCCTCATTTAAACCACCGTGGAACTTTTCAAGTTTAGACAAATCATCATTCCACACATCACAACCAGATTTCTCGAAGAATGCCGGGACACGAACTGTGGGTATACGATAACCATACACAAGCCAATGCAAATACTCAATTGTATTAAAGTCCTCAGCAAAAGCATACAACCCAGACCGAAGTATCTGCTTCTTTCTGGTAATATCTACAAGCCTTGGCTTATTATACATGCCACCACTACCCCCATCCCGCATTACATAATAATATGTCCCAGGGATAATTACATTCTCATGACAATATGCTGAGAAGTTTCCAAGATAAATATGTCTACGCCACATCGCCCAGTTCTCGATCTCCTCAACCATCTTATCTCGCACATCACCACAATCTAATCTATACCCAGCCGTGCTTACTCCGACATGAATACAAGAGACATCACCATACAAAGGAAGAGGCAGCAAATCGCGTCCTCGTACCCCCTCAATACGACTATAACCCTTCCATTCACCACCAATTGCCCACTTATACCGCTCAGAAGCCGTTTTAAGGGCCCTCAGAGCCTCATAGCGGCCTTCTATGTCACTAGCAATACAATAATGCTTCGTAAACAATAAAGGGCGCCAGAGACCAAACTGTGGCTTCTCAGGCATATGGTCGATTTCACAATAATCTGGCAAATCTAGGCTAATATACTCCATTAATGACTTAAATTCTATGACCGTCTCACCATAAGCACCTTCGACCCAACTATTACGAATAGAGTCAGCTCCAGTTGGTACGATACCATCATTCATTATACGACGTTTATCAACATAAAACTTATTACGAGTCTGGCTCATATCACCAAGCCAATCAACGACCTCAACGCCAACTCGTGCTTCCAGTTCTCTTATACCTATAATAGGTAGCTCTCTTCCGTACCGAAGCCAGTAACGACACCTCACCACAAAATGGCTCTGCTCGCTTATATTTGTTCTACCAAGTGAACCACAAAATATTCTCTCGACTCTTGAGTACCATTCTATTCGATCCTGAGCATACTCACACCCTGCAGTATTCACATACCAGGATCCTCGACCTTTCCCTTTCTTACCCATGTCGACAATAAACTCTGATGAGCCTAGCAGTTCTACAACTCTCTGAGCCATTGTCTGATTCTTTTCGCTATATGCAAAGACCATAGCTTATTATCAACCTCCTTCTTAAAAAAAAAAAAGAAAAAGATGTAAAAACAGCAGAACCGCTTACAACCTTTTTCTAATATCATAACACTCACCAATACTTTGCATCGCCTAAATCATTGCGAGCTTCATCAACTGCCATATCCATCATCTCGATATGCTGCATAATTTCTCGCACTTCATCACCTTCAGCAAAGTATTCTTCAAACCCATTACGTTGATACAACCTCAACTGAATTGCATTCATCTTACGTGGGTCGTAGCCATACTCTAGACAGAATAATCCGGCATAGATCAATAACTGTTTGAACGACGGCGTTGAATTACCGGTCTTCAAGTCGAAGATCTTTAACTCACGCGACTCTTCATCGTAACGAATAGCATCAGCTGTACCAAAGCAGTTAGCTGAATAGAATAATACAACCTCGGACGACATACCGAACCCAATGGCATCATTTACGAACATATTAACGGCTTTCTTCAATTTAGCTGCCTTAGTGCGTGTCTTAATCATCATTGATGCCATCTCATGCAAATACGTACCTCGAGCCATGTTTTGTTTGTTCAACCAGTTCTGCTTCATCTTATCTGCATCGTAGTTCAACCAATGATACCCAGATGGTGATAAGAACGAATGCATACCCTCTAGCTCAGGGTGTTTTGTAAATTTAATTGGTTTTGCCATTGGTCTTCCTTCCTTTCAATCGTTTGTTAAAATGCTTTTCAACCTTATATCCTACAAGCTTTGACCAATCTCGCGTAATATGTGGATTAAAATATCCATAACGCAGCTCTTTTACTTGCGTCAGCAATGCTTGTTGCTTACAATTACCAAATAATGAGTCGTAAATACTATCTAGTGTCTTTTCTGAAATAGACGATACTGTAGGGCACCAAGACTCTATAGTACGTCCACTATTGTCCTTTGCAAATATGTCCACCTGTACATATAAATCATTTTGCACTAGGCGATGCCCCTTAATCAATAGCATAGACGCGATCTCCTGGACTTCGTTTCGGTCTACGTCATCAGTCCTTGCTGCGATAGATACATCACAACCCTCATCCTTTATAGTATTATCGACTCTGTAACATAACTCGTCTATGGTATCTCCATTTACAACAATAGGCATCTTCCACTCGGGTTTGGTGAAAATAAGGATAAAAGTATCTTTGCTTTCCATAGTATATTCCTCCTTAATCTTTTTTACTATTCTTCAGTTCCTTTCTAATAAAAAAAAAGTACAGCCTTATCGAACTTTGCTCAAGCTACAAGCAAATCGTTCATACAGCATCCGCTCAACATCCTTCATAACGCGAGTCATTTCTTCGTCTCCATTCAAATGAGAATAATGCACAGTCACATCAATCTTATTAACTCGTTCCGTAGCAGATGATAAGAACATATCGCTGACCATTAGGTTATCTATAATCGCATCAATAGCATCTTGCTTAATGTCAGACACGCAAAAGACATTACCATTCAATAACTGGTTATTAGCATCGTAGAAGCATAGAGACATCGCTGGACAAATATCGTTCTGCTCCAGATGTATACCTGAGCGCAATAGCACGAAAGCAGCCTTCAATCTATCAATACGTGCGCCTTGTTCAAAAAACGCATCAATACTTTGTCCGGCATTCTCAAGAGTAGTTAACTCATAAATCGCCTCACCTGAGATGCTCATGATGTTTGATACACTAAATTCAACGATTTCTTTTCGTACGGACTTTTGTCCGATCGAGAATTGAATAACAATACTTGAATCGCTCATAAAAGGTTCCTCCAAAATCTAAATGTTTTCTTAAAGTTTTCTTAAAATATATAGGACGCTCGCCTATCAGTGGGCTGCCCACCAAATAATGGCACCCAGTATAATTAACGCAATCGGTGTAAACAAACAGCCGAGACAACTCTCAAAAGCCCATGCCACACGGTTAGCTGCCAAATAAAGGAATATTAATCCACAAATGGTTGTGATTATCATAGTATGTTCCTCCTTAATCTTTTTTACTGTTCTTCAGTTCTTTCAATCGCTTATTAAAATGGTCTTCGACCTTATAGCCTACTTTCCTTACCCATTCTTGCTTATTCTTAGAGTCAAAGTAAGTGTATTGGAATCCATCTGTAAGCTTTAGCATAGCATTCATCTTATGGCCTCCATAGAATGCATTGAACAGCATGTCTAACATATTCGGATTAAGAGAAGACATGTAAAAGTGTTGTGAGTCTAGAATATAGTGGTCTTCATCATTTGCGACTATGTCTACGTTAGGACAATACTTACTTTGAGCTAAGAAATGTCCCTTCATTAGTAGCATTGATGCTATTTCTTCTATTTTTTCTATTTCTTCTAAAGTGGCCTTATTGTCATCCACTGAGATGTATACATCATGTGCTTTCTTCTCTATGGTCTTATCGATCCTATCAGACAGCTCTAATAACGAATTTCCAGATATAGATATAGGTGTTTCGTATTCGGGTCTTATAAAATTAAGTACGATATTCATAATGCAATCTTTTCTTCTTTAACAAATGCAGACTCATTAAACGTCTTCTTTTCTTTTAGTGCTTCTAGCACAGCCTTATCTATCTTCGCTTCCGATGTCAGGACTGTGTAATATAGATCTGTAAAAGGAGTATTCATCCTATCAATACGCCCTTCAGCCTGCTCCATCTTCCTGTATGAATAATTTGCAGAGTAGAACAGCATCGAATCAGTCTCTACACAATTCCATCCCTCAGCTCCAGCAGTATACTGAACTAGATAGCACCAGGAGTCTGTGGTAGGAATTTCGTCATGCTTCTGTCCGTTCCACTCAGCGATCTCTCTACCAAGTTCCATGCAAATCTCTCGTAGCAGATCTAGCTCGTAGTTGTAGTTGTAGAAGATAATAGCTACAGAATGGCTTTCAATCCACTCTGTAGCAGCAGATATACGGCTAGGATCAGTAGCAACTACTTTTCTCAATAGTTGTGTCAACTCGGATGCGTTCTGTATTGGCATCTGGGTTTCATCATTCCAGCGACCAGTCATATACATTTTATATCGAGCTGTATCCCAACCACAAGTAATAAAATTCTTATGTCGAGTTGTGGTACGCGCATCTTCCATCCGGACAATGATCTGTTGACGTCTACGCTCCAATAAAGCTGTACCAATATATTGTTGGACTCTTGGAAACTGTACACGAGCATCATAGATAACATGGCGTGATGTAAATTCAGTTTTATTACGATAGAAGTTGTTCGCAATAAACACCGTCATATAATCCATCCAGTTATCACCAGGCGTAGCTGATAATAGTATCCAATCGTTATGGCGTGCTATATTAATGAACGTACGTCCCCATGTCTTATATCCGATGACTCGCTGTTCATCAAAAATAAAGATTGCGCCCATGACGTCTTTATACTTCTTAATGTTGTTCCAAGAATCTACAACATACTCATCTTCAGTAATACCACATGACTCTAGTGAGGTTTGCCAATCAGGCTTCTCTTTCCCAGGCTCGATCAAGTCTCGCTTGATAGCTGTCGTAATAATATAGATCATTAACCGCTCACCAGCTTCACGATAGAATCGATCACGCTCCTTGTGCGCCCAGAAGATACTTGTGAATGTCTTACCTGATCCAACATCTCCTAGCAATATGTTACCACGCTCAAGCTTGTCCATAGCGGACGCTTGCTCAGGGCGTAGTGCAATCTGTCCAAGAGTATATGGCTCTTCGACTTCTTGTCCCATTGGTTGCCTCCTTTCATATAGAATACCGACCTCCTCCACCAATTACTATATTTAAAATGCCTAACTACTATACTTCTAATATCGCATGACCTAGTCAGCAGGTGCTTCGTTCCCTAGAGACTCCAGGTCATTATCAACAGCCCCAGCAGGTGCTACGCCATACTTAGCTGCAAACGGGTCATTCAGTTCTGGTGACCATAGTTTAAGGTATGCTGCACGAAGATACGTCTTAATACCTGTACGAAGTTCACCACCTTGATTAATTTCCCAATGATATGGGTTTAGGACAAGGTCCGCTCCAGACAAACTAATGGTATCAAGCATAGCCAGTTGATTTTGGTCAGTAGTATCAATACGACGAGTATTGTCACCATCAACCAAGAAAATGCGTACACCTGATTTTACTTCTGGCCCATTAGATACTGTAACTTCTAATCTCCAATCAGGGTATTCGGAATCTGGTTTTGGTGGCTTAACGTTCAATCCTGCTGCTTGCATGTCCTCAGCCATTTCTGGTGGGATACTGACAGAGAAAGTCCTATTAAGGTTGCGGTTGTATTCGCCTTTACGTCCTTCGAAGTTACGGAAGATAATCCGCATGTTTTCAAGAGTGATAGGTTCGTTAGCGAAATCTTGTACTGCGTTATTCATATGATTTATACTCCTTTTTTAGTGCTTCAAATAATCTCTTTTGTTCAGGTAATGCTCTATTACGTGTGTCAATAGTACGATGCTGTGTTATACGTCCTCGCTCGATCCAGAAATCCCGCCATTTTGTGACCGTTAATCCATCTACGCCTAGTATCTCAGCTATCGCGACCACACTCCAACCAGCACACCACATTTCATAGGCGATGTCATCTTTAATACCAGTGATCTTACCTCGGTACTTTGGTACTTCTTGGAATATACCCGCGCCATTAAAAAACGTTTTCATTTGTGTATCGAACTCGTCGATATTGAATTGTTTATCTTCTGGTTTTAATTGCTCATCCAGTCTACTCCTCTCCTTTCTTACAATGGAAAATATTGGTCAACTAAAGAAACGAGTTTAGCAAGGTCTTTGCTATTACGGAAAGATTCAGTAGAAGTAAAGCGGTGCTTAGTAATATCATTATATTCACGTGCTGCAACATTCACTTTCCAACCCTCGTAATAATAGACCGATACGAATGTAATCACATTGCTGGTGTCTTTAGTAATCGTATATTGAAGATTTCCATGGTCCTCAACACGATAGTTCATTGCATGGAGCCGTTTAGTGAACGCATCACTTAGCTCTCTTACTGTCTTACTCGTTTCCATAATATACTCCTCTTACAATCTTAGGTATGTCTTCATGGCGTTCAGGACCTTGTCTTTGTTCTCTGGATAAATAAAGTATCCAAATGACTCATTGGCAAATTTCTTAATATACCAATCTTGATTCGGACGATGAGAGGCATTCTCTGACTTTTTTACTTCAAGCATAGCAAATCTGTCCTTGTAAAATACAACCAAGTCTGGGATACCTTGTGCAATAGTCGCATCATTCTTCAAGACAGTAATATCCCCACGAGGTGCCATACCCTTGATTTCCTTGATTAGGTCTTTCTGGAACTGGGATTCAACTTTCACTTTTGATGTCCTTACTTACTTCTGGTGCTTTTTTTTTTTGGTCGTCATGAATAGAAATAGCGAGTACCACGCCTAAGCATGCTACTACGACAATGAGCTCCACTATAAATATGATAGCTTTATAGGCAAAAATCGATAGTAATACTTGTATAAATATACTCGTTTGTGAACTCCAATCTATTTATCGCTATTTAATATTGTCATCGTCTGTTTCTTTATCTTTTGAGACGAGACTTTTTTCAGAACTATTTATAGCGTTTTGCAATTCGGAGATTAGCTCAGAAACAAACTTATTGGTATCTCTTTCATACTGCCGACGCTTGTACTCTTCCCAAGTGGAAATAGCAAACATATTAGCAAAGTAAGCCACGATAAAGATTAATATTAGTTGTAATGTGATACTCATCCGAATACTCCAATCTTATTATTAAGAATGTTAGTTAAGACCCGAATACGATCTTCAATATAACGATCTCGTTCATTGGCTGAGAGCTGTGCGCTTTGGTATGAACGTTGTCGTCGTACAGCAAATACGGTGTCATCACTACGAATATTGTCCTTCTCAGTTTGGACTATAACACCGAGTTCTTTTTGATAACGCTTAAGTGACTTTTCAATCTCTTGGAAATAGAGACCATCTGTATATGGCCGTCCATATGTATTTACGGTATTTTCCATTGTTTTGGTCCTTTCTTAATATAATCCCTTTGTGAGCCAGTAGATGAAGTAGGAGCATCGACCATACTAGTATCAAGTGTAGTTTCAGCTTCTCCTTCTAGGCCTAAGGTCTTTATAGCATTAAGATTAGCCGACTCTCGTTTGACTTTACGATATGTACGATACCAGTCTTCATCTAACAGATTCTCCGCGACCCACTGGAATACTTGATCCTCGGTTCTACCACCATTGTTCTGCTTGATACCTAACTTAGCCATAAACATACGGTAGACCTCTTTTGAACTAAAGTCTCCGTTTTGGTAGAATGCATCTACTACAGCCACCGCTGGTATGCTACTTATCTGTTTGCCTTTGTTGATATTATTTAGAGAACGCGACCTGGCGAATGTAAAGAGTTTCCAAGTCTGAATATTGGGAATAATGCCAGTCTCGTATACTGTGCTCTTCCACTCCTTTACTTCAGATGCCAGCTCTAGACCATAATATTCTTTAAGCCGGTTCCAAAACAGATCGGTGGCTTCGTATTTATCCATAGCTATATACTCCTTTCTATTTATTAGATTTATAGTTCTCTAATCTCACGATACCAATAGACACCCATCTTTTTATTCACTCCTTACTTTATATGTCTTTCCATCAGCTCGATGGAGATAGGTGTATCGAGTTCCTTTTTCTTTTGTCATCCATGTGTGTAACATAAGGGCATAAGTCGCAAGATCGCCAACGGTATCTAGGAGAGATTCATCCTCAACTAAATGCTCAGAATCCTTCTTTACCAAAGAGCTAAGACGATTCATCTTGTCTCCAAGCCGAACCACTCCTGCAATAGGACCAAATTCATCAAGAGACTTCTCGAAAGAGTTACCGTAATCATGGTTCTTACGATCATATTGTTCTGCTAGTGTGTAATAGCTATCATTTAAATAACATTCGATTCCTGGCGTTACACTTTCTGGTACTGAACCTTGTTCGGTATTTTTTACTTCACGGATGGTTTCCATTTTGTTCCTCCAAATATTATGTCACCATCTCCGACAGCATATGTGTCATCGATGACAGCTTGTACTAAGTCATTGTAATATTTCATGTCAACATCATCTATACCTTGATAGTCTGATGCTAATCTCCACTTGAATCCTTTTGTCCCCCCAACGTAGCTACGCTTGTCCATCATAGTTTCGGGGAATCCATTGTTAACTACATGTTCGACAATGTCCACAGGGATCTCAAGCTGATTGCTAATCTTATTAATACGAGCTTTGTCTAGTTCTAGTCCAGTTAGTCCTTCTCGTTCACGCACCAACAAGAACTTATCAACGGGTTTCACCCAACGCGATTGAATCTGCTTAGCAATATCTACTTCACGGCTAACCATCAGGTCTTCTCCCGTATGAGATGCATATACCTCTGCATTCTTACCAATGAATTTATCACCAATATAGATTGGGGATGTAGCAGATTTCAGTAAGAAGAAATCTTTTTCAAGTGGCTTATCATCAGTAAATAAAGTGAACTTGACATAAGGTTCCCGCACTTGTGCACCAATAGTTTCCCATGTGCCAATCTCATGCTCAACGGGTGACCAGCTGATTAGTCCATACAATACCGCTTTATTTAGCAATGCAAGCTTGGAATATGTGTGTTCGTGTTCAAATGTATATCCATACTCTTTAGCCCGTGCCATACAATAATCTAGGATCTCTTGGTCATGGTTAGCGATCTTGATTGAGTCTGTCTTGACATGAATAACTTCGTACCCTTTCTTGATAACCTCTTGCTTAAGCTGCAGCATAAACAATGCACCACGTTTCGCAATACAGTTGTCGATATTACGTGGATCTTTGAACTTATTATCATAAGGAGCAGACGTCATACCGTATACAATATTAATAATGATCTTCAATGCATGAGCAAGACCACTAGAGATCTCTGGATTATCCAGATAGCTTTGAAGCTTCTCTGAAAGACTAGGATCAATCTCATCAAAGGCATGAGCTGCTGCGTCAAGATTCTTGTGTTTAACGTCCATACGACATTCAACCAACTTAGAAAACTTCTCTGTGTATTCTCCGAAATAGTTCATCGCGATTAAACTATGCGGGTGTAGAGAAGCTACATCAAGGATTGCTACATTCTCATAGACACCTGGTTTAGAGAATACGTATCCGCCTTCACTTGGGTCTTCACCTAGGTATTGAGACTTTGGCTTAGCGAATTGGTCAAAGGTATAACCTGGAAATTCTTTTGACAGATCATACCATCCGAATTTCTTCTGTGGCTCTGGGTCGTCTCCAAATAGGAAACGCTCGGCCAGGGTTTGGGTCTTAGTGTTAATAGAACTACCAGTTAGTTCAGCAAGAATCTTACGAGCTGTATAAGCATCCTGACCTGGTTTAGAACTGAATACGATATCAGTAGCATGAACGTCGTGCATACAGTATTGCGCACAGCGAATCCAGTCTTCTTTAGCCAATGGTTTATCCCAAGGGAATTCAAGCTCATCATGTTGAATACCTAATGCGATTTCCCATTTCTTAAGGGATTGCTTGATATCCATGAACTCATACAGATCAGCATATGAAAGATTATAAGCACCAACAATAGTTGAATCACGCTTATTGGCAATAATACCTTGGGATTGGTTGAACAAGTCGAGGTTAGTGTAACCCGTCATTGCATTATAGACAATATGATTGTCGTACTTACGATTGTTGAATCCGATCAATGGTTTAAGACATAGTTGCTTTACCAATGTCGGTGTCGGATTGAATAGTACCATGAAGTCCTCTTTGTTATCATCATACCATTCTTGCTGCTCTTCCGTTAGCGTCCCTCCAAACGACCAACCTTTATCTGATTCATCTAGTATAATAGCATCCCAGAACCATTCTGGAACTCGTACATCATGACGTACCGCACAAATAACTAACAGATTAGATAGAACCTCAATATCGAAGAACCATATATCCTCGTCAGAAATAATACGTTCCTCTGATACTGATAGGTCTGGCAGATCCTCTTCACTTGGAATCGTTGAGAATGGCATATCTGCAACTTTGCTCAAGCAGTAATCAGCATTATGCGTACTTGACATAGCAAACTTAAGGACCTCGGGTTGACGTATACGTAAATCATACTGAACATTCGTATCTCTAGCTTCGGTCAGAACCTTGTAAATGAAATCAATTTCTGGCTTAGTTGCTCCGTGATGCTCTTTAGCGAGACACTTGTCAATAAAGTTGTTTAGTTTCTCTTCTGTCCAAATAATAGCTTCTAATTCTGCATACATACTTTTCTCCTGTTTATCTCGTAGGGGAAGACCAGTAGAAATATGGGCAACCTCTAAGTTATTGCATTTAGTTAGTTTGCGTCGAAGCGCCATCTTACCAGTGTACACTTTAATTTCGATATCTTTATCCACATGAGTAGCGAGATCTGTTGGTTCTCCATCATAAATATAATGAAGATGCACGCCACCGCCTGACTTAGATACCTCGGCATATGTTGGCGGGAACTTAGCTGCTGCTATTAGATTGGCATCTAGGTCTTTCTCGCCATTCTTATCTTTGAGGTCAAAGTCGATTACAATATGATTCGTAGGTAGTTGTACAAAATGCAGTTCAGATGTGTCGATGTCTTTAAGAGTCGTCCGGACATTCTCCCATTTATGTAATGGATATCCATCTTCGTTAGTAAGTTGTGCTGGGTAATCAGCACACATCTCATCTAGCAAGGATTCTGTTGAATCTAACTCAACCATTACATCAGTCATAGGATTCTCATCAAGACTAGCCATATACTCTTCATTAACTTTCTCTGGGAACACTTGTTCTTCTAAGAAGTCTGTGAAGTATTTATGCATAGTCTTACCATTGATTTGAATCTTATCATGATATCGACCATAGAACCGTTGCAGCTCACGTTCTAATCGTCCACGCACGCCTTGAGTACTCCACCCCATATCCTCAATCATGGGTGTGAACAGCTTAGTTGCTTCCGTAAGACTAATACCTTGACGAAGAAGCACAGCATTTTCGCGCACAAACCTAAAGACAATATCTTGGTCCGCCACGATTTTAACATCTACATCTTTATCATAACGATATACACCAAGCTGGTTGAATATATCAATAGCACGTTGAGCGATAAATGGTATCTCATGCTGTATCTGGTCGATCAAATAGGTATACCGATTACCTGGGACACGCTTATCTGATGGACGAGCAACAAGCAAACGACGGGTAATACCTGCGTCACTGTTACGTACATCTGGCTCTTGGTTGGACGCCGCTACGATTAATCCCTTGAATGTATACGGATATGGTTGTTGGTTCTTACGGTTGATGATAATCTCTTCATGAGATACAACCTTAAGTAACAAGGTATCATTTGTTACACGACGCATGTCTGTATCCGAGTCAATGAGAATAGGCTTTGTTCCTAGCCCATCACCTGCGAATTCGGATGAACCAGTAAGACGCTGTAATGAAATAGAACCGACATAATCTTGAAAGATCATATTAAGAAGTTTGATCACGGTACCTTTACCTGTACCTTTGCGACCAAATAGGTAAAGCATTTTCTCAACACGGTCCATATTATCTGTAAGCGCTGCGCCAACGAACCATAAGATCTTTTCGAGTTGTTCTGGCTCATATAGAGTACTGAATAGTTCGTCGAAGTTCGGCGTATCACCTTCGATTGGCATGTATGTAAGCTGTGTGGTTGCATAATCATCACGCACGATCTCATGATTACTAAACAAAATCTTAGCATCAAAGACAATTGTGTTCTGTTCTGCGCCATAGTCTTTACAGAATCCATTAAAAGCATGCATACGACCTGCTCCTGAGCTATTCATTAGTTCATAGTGAACAGTTGCTTCTGGATATTCGGCTCTTAGTTTATTTGCTGTGTAGAATCCATGGTCATCAACAACGTCAACAAGTTCATTTTGATTCAATGTCCAGTGCGTATTAACCCATATTCTATCGAATGCAGACTTGTGGAATGTGATATCTTTTACAGAATGCGCACTCCCATAACCTTTACGTATACGAGATCTGAAGTTAGGCCTAACCGTAATTTCCAATCCATTGCGTGATTGCTTTTTAATAACATCTAAAGTTACAAAGTCTGGTAGAGGAGCTAGATTGAATTCTTTTTCCCCCATTAATACTCCTCCTTTCTAATAATATTTTTTACATGACTTTCACCCATACTACCTTGGACATATCGTATAAAGTATATCCTGGATTAGAATGGTCAGTGCCTTGATCTTTCCAAATCTCGCCATTCTTCCAGGCGTCTTCAAAGTTTTTAAAGTTTACTTGTGGTATTTCCAGTGCAATGTAATCATTACCGTCGAAAGAGATCCATACATGTACCATAGGCTCCTCCGTACTAATAATCATCATCGTCAACATCCCAGTCTGAGTTCATAAATCCAAAGCGTTCATCTTCTTCTTCGTCATCATCGCCCGCTGAATAGTATACAGCCTCGCGATCGAGATAGACCATAAGGGCTGATTTAACTGCTTCTGGCAAATACGCACGAGCATCAGTCTGGTCTCCTCGCATAATGCCAAGGCTCATAGGATCACCTAGACCATGAACCAATCGAACCATACCAGCTACAAGCTTACCTTCATGCATAAAACGCAAGATACCTGTGCCATGAGCAACTTGGTTTAAGAATGCCATACGACTTCCGAACTCAAGATCTTCAGTAAGATTTGTAATGAAGTATGCAAGGTATTCTCCAAGAGTGACTTCGCTACCATCTTCTGCTTGAGTAAATCGAGTATTCTTGCCAAAGAACTCGTAACGATATTCCATAATCTCATCTAAGTCGTATTGATTATAAACACGATCCTTAAACTCTTCTGGGATTCCATTTTCATTAAAGTCTTTAATAGTTTCACCAATAACTACTTTTGATCCTTCGTATAATAAATCGATGAGCTCTTGTCGACGCTCTTCTGCTAACTCTATACCGGCATTGATATCATAGATTTGGTTAGCTCGAGTGATGTTATCTGCAGGCTCATGTACGAAGTCTGCGAACATACTATCTAGATATGAGTTCCAAGCTTCTGTTGTGTTCGGGTTAAATCGCATCTGTCCGTTCTCATCTCCTTTCTGTTGTTTTGCTAGTTCTTGTTGGGCCTTAATCACTTTTTCAGGAATATTTTTTACACCACGGTCTGGAAAATGCAGATTGTCTTGGAAGATAGAGTATGGATTTTCCTTAGAATATTCTTGCTTGTCCATTGCTTCTTCTTCGGCGTTATCGTCATTTGTATCTTCATCAGCTGGGGCATATTGTTCACGAAGTTCTGCCATAGCTGGGTCTTCGATAAACTTACCAGATTCTTCGTCGAATACAATATCGTCATCTTCTTCATACGAATCAGTATTAAGTTCTTCTAGAAGCCCTTCTACTTCTTCTTCGAGATGTTCTACGCTACGACTAAGTAGATCATTTTTATCTTCTAAGGTATCAATATCATTTTCTAAATTTTTGATATATTCCCTTTGCGATTTAGATTCTTCGACATATGCTTCTAAGTCAGCTTCATGCAGTTTCATAAGCTGTTCGTTCTTTTTCTTATTGATAAAGTAAGAGATACCAGTGGCCACTGCACCACCGACTAAAGCACTAACTATTGCTGTCGTTGCTTTTTTCATAACGTTCCTCCTGTTCTTTCTGTATAGTTTTATTATACTCTTGTATATAATGCGCGAATTGGTCGAATTCTTTTGCAGAAATTTCTATATAGCTTGTGTCACCATTGTAACCTGCTTCAATAGAAATATAAACACGGATACATCCAGAGTCTAGCTTATCATAGCGTACTCCTAGAATATCCATGTCTTTGTTTTTAAATTCCAGTGAGAGCATTCTCGGCCTCCAAAGATTCTATCGTGTCCTTTAGAACCTGATTCTCAGCTTCAAGCTGTCCATATGCCTTAACAACTTTTGTCGTCAACAGCATAAAACGGGTAGCGATAATTAGATATCCGCCAAGGGCAAGACCAAAAGACCACTTAAGGTTAGTCTTTAGTTCTTTAAGTTCTTCTTTGTCAGTTTGTGTGATACGTTCTTCTTCTTCAGTCGATTCGACTACTTCGCCAGTTTCTTCATCAATAACTACTTCTTCAGTAGCTTTTTCTTCATTGGCTTTATCTTCAACTTCTTTTTGTTGTTTATAAAGCTTAAATGCTTGATAGCCCGCAAAGGCGAGAGCCGCAAGTCCCGCAGCAATCCCACCGCCTTTAATCATCGTGTTAGTGTTCATAATATAATCCTCCAATATTCTAATAATTATAATTAAACATAATCCCCGAAGCCTTTATCAAAGTCTACTTTATCGTACAATGATGTTACATCAGGCCAATGAATATAGATTTCAGGGCGAATTACACCAGTTTCTTCATCTTCAACACGTACTACATCATAGTCAAGATCGAAGTAGTTACCGCTGACGCCATCAGTCCATCCCATCAGCGAACCGATACGATAGTTTGCTTCAGATTTAGGGATGTTTAATGCAGAGTACACTTCGTTCAAGCTTAAGAAACCTGTACGTTGTAGTTTAGCATCAAGCACTTCAGACTTAGCTTTGATAAATGCTAGGTTATATGTATGGTCATCTTTCACATATTCATCAGATTTGTTGAACCAGATACCTTCAAGTGATGGACGATCTTCAATCTTAGCAGTAACGACTTTCTTTTCCTCACCAGTTTCTTCATCGACAATCACGCCTTCACCATCAGGCGTAGCTGGCGCTGTCAATGCATCTGGATAGTGTTGACGGATCTTTTCTTTAATAGATTTATTCTCAGCGATAGCCGTAGATAATGCTGTAGCCAATACTTGGTTGCGTCCGTTCAATACATGGTACGAACCAAGGATAGCAGCGATAGATAGAGATCCAGTTACAACCGGTGGAAGAATAGCAATAGCTACACGACCAATGGTTTCGCCTGTAGGCACTTCATCTCCATTCGCACGACGCTCTTCTACTTCTTCAGTAATCGTGGCAACTTTACCATGGGCACGGTAAGCTAGATATGCTGTGGCTCCTAGGCCAGCTACACCTGTGATCGTCATAATTAATGGCGCGTGCTTCTTAACTTGAAATTGTGCTTGTACAACTTTAGTGTTCGCTACAGTAAGTGCATTTGTGATTTTATCTTTAATACCCATAATTATTTATCCTCTTCTTTAATTGGAATTTTAGTGATTGCTTGGTCGACAGAAATATACGCTCTGTCAAGCGCTTTTCCTACTTTAATGATAAACCAACGAACCGTCTTTAATACGACGATGATCGGTCTAAAGAATACGACTTTGTGAATGTATTTATCAGTCATAGCCTATTTAACTTTCTTAGAGATTTCGATCGCTGCGGTAAGAGATTTCTTTAACCCATCAGATACATATGGGACTACTCCGAAGCAAACAAGCTTAACTACTTTAAAAAACGTTCCTTTGTTCATATAATTCTTCCTTTCTTTAAAAACTGTTCTTAGACCATTGTCGGTACTGGCAACGATAGTTCGTATGTTCCGCCACGAGCTGGACGAGGTTGCACACCTACTAGTGTTCTCCAGCCATACATATTGTCAGTCATACTTACATCGTCCCCCCAACCTGTATAGTCTAAGAAGTCAGCAATTGTTACCACGCCATGCTCATTTATATCCATTTGCATTTGTTCTAGGACTTGTCGCGCAGCAGTGTGGTTGGGCATAACAATTGAACGGTAGTCTGTATATTTGTCGCCCATATCTCTAGGTGAAGACCCTGAACCTAATGACACCTGTCCTGTTCCATATCGTTGCTGGCTGTATTGCTGATTATAGGCGCGGCCATAATTGGTACGGTTATTAGACCCATACCCATAATAGCTGCCACGTGGTTGTGACCAATTAGTACGGTTCGCACCTTGAGGCCCACCATATAGAACCATATCTACAACAGTCTTAAGCCCTGTAGAGGTCATATCCTTGATAGCTGGTAAAATGACATCATGGCCAATATAACCACCGATGTTGCGTAGTTTATCAGGACCAAATAGACCAACAGTAAGGCGCTTAAATACACCTTGTTTTTTCTTTGTTGCTTGAATAATAGGAGCTTTCTTGGCACGGCCTTCTTCAACAGGCTCTTGTACAGCTGCTACTTTCTCTACAACCTCCTCGTCTTTTACTTTTGCAACGTTGTCCGCTTGTACTTTATCGTACTTAGTTTCTTCCATCTGCAGCTACCTCCTTTTTTAATAATACCGACCTCCTCCACCAATGAAAAAAAAAAAAGGCGATAATTTAATTCGCTTTCCTGGCTCGCCAAGGACTTGCACCTTGGGACTCGTAATTATACTCGCGTGTTTCTCCTACACTTCGAATCCAGGAAGAATGATTTTTATTATCACCTTCATTATGCACTGTAAAAAAATGGTTAGTTGTCCTTGCGTTTGTTGCCGTAGAATCCGATACCACCGATAAGGATTAAAACAAGACCTACAATAGCAAGTCCTTCGCCAGCTTTTGCATTATCGCCAGTTTCTGGTAGATAGTGATCACTGCGTGCAGAACGTGGTTGCTCAACTTGCTTACCAGTAGATTTAGTAGATGGCAGTTTAACTTGCTTGTCAGTAGTATTTGCAGTCGGTTGTTCTGGCTTAGGTTCTGGCTTAGGTTCTGGCTTAGGTTCTGGCTTAGGTTCTGGCTTAGGTTCTGGCTTAGGTTCTGGCTTAGGTTCTGGCTTAGGTTCTGGCTTATTATCTCCAGAGATATTGCCACCCCAGTCTTGATATGCGATTTCAGCATGTGACTTGTGTGATGTAGGTTCACTACCCCCATGTCCATGGAATAATGCCGTGTTGCCAGTAGGGTTAGACTTGATTTCATCAATCTTATCTGCCTTTAGCTTAACTGTATAGGTAATGCGAGCTCCTTCGCCATATTGCATATCATTTGATTTAATAGTAAAGCCATTAGCACCTTTGTACACGAAATTAAACACTGGCTCGTATTCACCAAAAAGAGTATAGCCATAAGTATCACTCCAAACCCATTTGCCTGCTTTATTACGGAATGTACTGTAGTCTATTTCAGCAAGTCCTTCATCATTGGTGTCGATGATATCATCAATTTGCCAGCTAGGCGAATATCCTTCAGCATAAGGGTTCTGGTTGTATACAATTTCAACATTGTAAGTATTAGGAGTGTCGCCTTTCGTCATACGCTTCTCGAATGTTACAGGACGCGGCTTGCCAATACCTGTAAAGTTAATACTACCCCATGTAATACCTTCAGTAGAACGATTATTATATCCTTTCAGCTCCTTAACGCCAAGCGCTCCTACGTTTTGCAAGTCCCATCGTGTTTGTACATAGAATGAGCCTTTAACGTTGTCTAGTGACTCTACGATCTTATCGTACTGGATTGTAAGGGTCTTGAAGTCCGGGTGAAGAGTAATAGTACCAAGTTTAACACCATTTTCGTTTAACAATGGCTTAGTTTCATCTGTGGTTGTAGTAAACTTCAGCTCTTTAGGAAGTGTGACTGTAGTTTGGTCTCCACCTTTGACATTGGCAGGTGCTTCAAACGTACCGCGTACGTCGATTGTGTCATATGTATGCGCTTCATTAGCTTCATGGTTATCAGTCTTTTGAGTAGATACTTCGACCTTAACTTTAGAATCTACTTGTTCTTCGTTCACAGTTTGGTCATTGGTGGAAGGTTCTGATGGAGCTTCTACGACCGTTTGTTGCGATTCTTTAGGTGTTATCACAGGCGCTTTAGGAGCTTCTACGACCGTTTGTTGCGATTCTTTAGGTGTTACTGTAGAATTATCCACGGCTGCTTTAGAATCGCTTACAGGGGCTGCTACGGCCTCTGTGATAGGCTCAGTAGCCGTATTTTGTTGCTCATCTGCTAATACAGTACCTCCAGCAAATAAAGCAATACCGATAAGAGCTGATGCAGTGATACCTTTGAATTTACGGATAGAGAATACTTGTTTGCTGTTACGTTGTGTATTTTTCATATTTAATTCCTTCTTTCTAATTACTATTTATGATAAGCATTTAGCGACCATCTGGTCTAATGCTGTGTCTGCTCCGATTTCCTGTCTAGCAGGTGCTCCTGGTCGAGCATAAACAAGATCTTGGTCGATATTTGGGTCAGACATGAACCCGTAAGCCCATTGCTGTGCGTTTGTCCATACCGATGGCGCATCTGTTCCAGGCGATACCGTTTCATTCGCAACATCAATCTGGATAGGCTTTTCAAATTCGTCCATATGGATTTTAATGTCAATAAACTTAGTATCAGACAACCGAATCTTATGCGTAATCATAAGGCCGTTATCTTCATAAATATAAGTTGTCTTACCGTTAGTGGCTAATGGTTCTCTTGGTTTCAATAATTCTTACTCCTTTTTTTTTTTTATCAACTTTAGCGGTTGTAGTGCTTGGGATCAATACAAGACGTGTTATTGTGCCATCTTCTTTTTCGACCTCTGCAAGCATATAATGTTTGGTAATATGTTCGGCTATACTTACTACGGGCAATTCTCCTTCAGATTCGGTTATGGCATTAATCGCAAACCAATGGGTGTCTATGTCAATTTCATTAAGTGAGTCTAAGACTATAACATGCAAGTTCCAGTTGTTAGGGTCTCTCCAGATTGAAAGGCCTCTACCATTTCCACTTTTCTGTGGAACTAACACAATAGCGTCTTTTGCGAACTGTTCAATCATATTTTTTGCCTTTCCTTTCTTTTTCTAATAAACGCGGACTCGTTGAATGTCTTCTTTTCTATTCAGCTTCTTTATTCTTCAGTTCCTTTAATCGCTTGTTAAAGTGCTCTTCAATCTTATATCCGACTTCTCTTGTCCACTTCTTTTTACTTTTAGGGTCAAAGTAAACATATTGAAATCTAATTGTATGGTTAAACATAGTAGTTAGTCTATTGCCTCCATAGAATGCATTGAATAATATGTCTAATATATTCGGATGAAGAGAAGACACATAAAAGTCTTGGGAGTCTAGAATATCCTCACCCTTGACATTTGCGAATATATCTATTCTAGGGCAGTATTTATTCTGGCGTAAGAAATGTCCCTTTATTAGCAGCATTGATGCTATTTCTTCTAGTTCATCTTGGTTAGCATCTTTAGCTGCTGAAATGTATACGTCATGCGCTCTTTTCTCTATAGTCTCATCAATCTTATCAGATAACTCTGATAGTGTATCTCCAGATACAGCTATAGGCGTTTCGTATTCTGGTCTTATAAATGTAAGTGCAAATTTCATTATTACGTCCCCTTTTTTCCTTTCTAAAAAAAAAAGAAGAAAGCAATTAAGCCTCTTCTTCGACAGTTATTCCGTCACTTCATCATTAAGTGTTTCATCTACATAATCGTCAGTTACCTCAACTTCTTCTTCCGATTGGCGTTGACCTTTACGTTTACCGAGAGAGTATCCTACGCCTCCGGCAACAGCAGCTACTCCGATAACCTTCCAGTTAGATTTAGTAAAGTTCTTTACTTTTCCAAAGAAACCTACTTTAACCTCTGGTTGTTCTTGGATCTCAGTTGCTGATCCTTCAATGTTTTCTACTTCTGGTTCGATAAATTTAACTTCATCTTCTTTTAGTTGTTTAACGTTTGACATAGTAATGTCCTCCTTTTAAGTATTAAAGTTTATTGAACTCCTGTTCATTATAGCATGTAAAAATATGACTATTCTTTTACTACATCGATATACATAGTTATGTACCCATCTTTTTGCGTAGACGAATAGTCACGTACTCTATATGGTGTTGATTCTAAATACACCTTGTCATCGTGCCTGTAAATATCCTCGCTAATAATTGAGATGTCACTTGATTGTAAGTGTTTAATAGCGACTGTTGCTGCTCTCTTATTCCTTCCTTTAGATTGAATGATATCAAAATCATAAGGGTCTAATCTACTATATCCGTTATATCGTTTCACAAATAATCCTCCTCAAAATCTTTTAAAAGTGTTTCTAAATGATTAATATTACCTAGCAACCATTTTGATTTCCAGGTGTAGCCATGCGGTGATGGTTTTTCTGCTTGTCCGTATCCATATACTTCACACCAAGTGTTTTCGCCTTGATGGTATATATGAAATAAATAACGGCTATCTGTAATATATGTGCACCAATATATGTTTTGTCGTATTTCTTGTACTTCTTTAAATAGCTCTGATAGACGAAGTTTGAGAGCATACGACATACCAAAATACATGTTCTGACGGATGCGCCTTTCTTTACTTACCAATAGCTATCACCTCCAAGTTATTTTACTAGCTATACGTGTAACTGTTTTATTCCATTTGGTTTTGAATGGCATTGATATCCTAGCGATACGCATAACCCAAGATGATGAAATACGCCGCCAAAGCCGCATACATTTTATCAATGATACTCCGAACAGAATTGTTAGAATCGTCATATTTAATAGTAAAAGTAATAGTACCCATATCGCTATCGTAGTCGAAAAAGTCATCAATGCTTCCTAAGCCTCCTCTATGTAATTGTGCATATAGTCTTGCGATTTCTGAAGAAAAATCGCCGTCAGGTTGCCAGTCCGTTGGGACAAGAACCGTTGGCATTAACTTATTTAAGGCTAAAGTAACCGTCGTTTCTACCATTCTATTACACTCCTTTAATTGTAATCCTGTTTCCTTCAATTTCTGTTACCTCATTTAATTCAGATAAAGACTCGATAGGAACAAGTTCGATATTTTTGTAATTCGTAATATCGATACCATACATTGATCCATTAATACCTTCAACTGTAATGAACCCAGGTGAGTCATGCGTCCGTAAACTCCATTTGTGTGCTACTTCACGACCACTTGCTCGAGTTAGTGCATAACAATGAACCGTATTCGAATCCTGTTCGATGAACATCCCGAAAAAGCCAATCGAGTCTGTCTTGTTAAAGAACTTCATTCGTACTTCCTTTCTAAAGAAAAAAAAAAGAAGGAACACATATCAGCGTCCTAAACCTTTTGTTGCAATGCTTTTAGCAGCGCTTGTTACAATACCTTCTTTAGATTCATAGTCAAGAATCAAGATTGTTCCAAGTAAGCCACCGACAGTGGTAATGATCGCTACTACAATACTGCTATCGACCTTAAATCCTTTACTTTTCTTGTCTTCCAAGTCCTGTAAGGTCTTAATAGCCCTCGCTAGTTTATAGTATTCTCCACTACCTACTTCAGCTTGTTGGAACTGCTCTTGAAGCTCTTCCATTTTACCTAAAGCGATATCATCCAATCGCATTTTGCTCTTTTTCTTTGCAATAAATTGTTTCAACATAATATACACTTCCTTTCATTATAGTACGTAAATAAATGGTTATTTTTTAGGGTAAATAGTCGAGCTAATAATGTCTCCAGTAATGACATATGCATTGCCTTTTCTAGCTTTTACAAGCTTATCCACTTGTGATACATGCAAGACCACTTCGTCTCCTTTCTTATATATAATCCCTCTAGGTGACTTCGTTCTAAAGATCAGATTGTTGTCATTATCGCCTTGAATGGTCCAACCGACTATAAGCTCGCCATCATTGCTTTCCTTGATATAATCATCAACCCGTACTTTGATGATAGCATTATTTAGTTGATGTTTATCAGCTAGTTTATATATTTTGCTATATTTTAGCTCTTTTGGATTATTGTTTGCATCATTCACTAGTTTTACACCGCCGATTACAATAACACTAAGCGATATACCGAGTATAATGTATAGCACACGCTCGTAGATTCGTAAGTTCTTATACCATTTTGTAAAACGTTTCATTTTCTAGTTACCTCCTTGTATTCAGCTAATAGCTCATGGTCATCACCTTTCATGTAGTCGTATACTCGCTTAGCGGCATCCAAATATATCTCACCGAATGCACGGTATTGCTTAAGTAACGATAAATACAGTTGCTTGTGCGGTTCATCATCTTGGAGGTTCTCCTCAATTTTAAGCAAATCATCATAGGTCTTCAACTCGCTTAACGGATACTGGAACACTAGATCAATAATTTCTTCTTGTACGATCTCGATTTTAGGGCTATTTAGATCCTCAATTGTGATTCCAATTGCATCTAGTTTCTTATCTCCAGTTTTGTTTTCTGCCATTATTCGTCTCCTCCTTTTATCCCCCCTGCAATGCTAACTGTGTCATAATAAAATTGCTTTATCTTTTTATTATACTCACAAAAATACCATCCAATATCAGCCTTATCGTATGTTTTAGACAATTCCATTATCACATAGTCCTTGACGTTCTGATATTCATCGTCTGTAGGCGCGGCATCTAACATAAATATTGCGGCGCTTATAGCATCTAGTATAGCCTTTGCAATGATTGTGTTATCATCACTGAGTTCCTGCAATATCATTTTTAACTCCTTTCAAAAAAAAAAAAGAAAAGGTCGTAAAGACCCTTCTTAAGACATTTCTTCTTTAAATTGGGATAGATAATTACTTACCAGTTCAATCTCATCCTTATCAACTTCTCCTTCTACATACAAGTCTACAAAAACATCTTCATATTCTTCACAAGATGCTTTACGCAAATTGTTCAGTTCAGCTAGATATTTTTCTAGTTCTTGTTGTGTATCAGGAGTCGTATCTAAGGGAAATTGACTGATAATATTAGTTACCTCAATTGTCCGAATAAATCTCTTAACTGCGTTACGTCCTAATTCTTCATAAAGTTTGTTTACGTTTGCCATGATATTGGCCTCCTTTAATCTTTATTTCATTATATAATGTAAAAAAAAAAATAATAGGCCGAAGCCTATTACTAGTTGAATAGCATAGCTAAGATGCCTATAAAAGTTAATAGTAATCCTATAAAGCCTATAAGTGCGCTAAATGCTACGATCTTAATAGCTCTAGTAATAAATTCCATAAGTTCTTTCATATGTTACCTTCTTTCTTTGCTTATCATTATAATATGTAAAAAAATGAAGAAAGACTATTTTTTGTCTTCCTTATCATATCCTTTGTTCCACCATATTAAGAATAACACTGTCATTAGACCATACCAGAACATTGGGATTGTTAGTAATGTCATTAACAAATGTCCCAATATTCCTATAGCCATCATCATCAGTCCTATCACAAGTGCACAGATTCCAATAATAATTAACATAAGTTTATACCTTCTTTCTTCGTTATCATTATAGTACGTAAGAAAAAAAAATAAGGCGTACATTTCTGCACACCCTATTTCTTACCTACCAAATAAAGCATAGGTTTGATCTAGAATATCTCCCATTGGAGTCCATCCGATTTCCTTGTGTGCTGAGGGCTTAAAATCGTCTCCACAATATTGGGCTGAATAGCTTCCATATGGACGATTTGCGATACTTGCGCCGTATTGTATTTCAGTAATTCGGTAGTACTTATCTGACCTCGTATGTATTAAATCACCTACTCGTAGCTGTTGAGTATCAATATGAGACTTACATCCTATGTCTTGTACGTCAATACCAGTGTATATTTTATCTGATGGGTTAGGCATAGGAATGTCCCAAACAGATTCATGCACCGTGTCTCCAACGTCAACCTCGACTTTAGCCCAGTGATAATCACAAACTGTAACCGAATCTAGGATACTATATTTACTCCCAACTGTCGTGTATCCTATAATCTCAGCATTCTTAGCCGGCGATTCTCGAATCCACATTTGTTGCTGGGATACCATCCAAGTAGGTTTACCATAAATATCAACAAACTTGTCAATATCTTGTTTTATCTTTTTTATGGTATCTAAGATCATTTGTTCGCGACTACCTGGTTGCAATACGCCAAATATACGGCGGTATACAGGCGCCTGTGATGTCCAGTAGTATTCCTTAAGGTTTGGTGGCGCCATAGTTCCTCCAGTAACACTACCAGATGTTCCATATTCGCCACTATTAAATCTGTCGATACCGCCATTCTGGGCATCAAGACCTCGCTTAATACTAGCCACAGCACCCCAGTATGACCCATATCCGGCAGCGGCGTAATTATATCTCGCGCCACCTACTTGGAACATACCTTTAACGGCTTCACCTAAGTCTCTTTTACCGGCAACCTGATAACCTCCATGTACAAGCAAGTAGCACCAATCGATAATGAAGTCTTGCAGGGTATTGTAGTGCATATAATTACCACCCTCATTACCACGACTTTGACCTACCGATACTTTTACCCCAGATGGTCTATTTGGATTGCCAGTCCAAGTCATACCACCCCAGTTATTATCAGCCTTGGCTACTGAGGAACTGCCCCAGAGTCCTTCATGTAAAAGTATACAAATCCCAAAAGTTGGCAAGATATTAGACTTATTACAACCGCTAATAATCTGAGCAAGTTCGCCAGATGATAGGGTATAGCTGTTATATCTTAAGGTGCCAGGATCTTTACCATCTTTACCAGCTTGATAAGTGGATGAGAATGAGCCCGGTAGAGTATCATTGTAAATACTACGCAAATAATCGCGTTCCTCTGTATTATGAACACCTTGGATAACATTAATATCACCATTATAGTAATATAATGCTCCAGGGTTCCATTCTTTAGGCTCTCCTTTTATATTAAATAAGAATCTAATCGCCATATTACGTGGCCTCGTCGATATTCTTGTAGATCTCCTTTAGCAGATTTAGAATATCTTCATTTTGACTTCCTGGTCGCACAACCCCAAAGAAACGAATGTAGACGGGAGCCTTAGAAGACCAAAAGTATTCCTTCATGCTACGACCGGTAGTATCCTTGTAGATAGAATATAGGTAATTCCGTTCTTCAGTGTTATGGACACCTTGTACTTCATTAATAGCCCCATTGTAGAAATATAACGCTCCAGCAGCATATTTCTGATTCCAAGCAGGGTCATCTTTTATATTAAAGCAGAAATCCATAGTTTCGCTGATAGGTGGCAGTGTGGCACCTACCGTCATTTCACCTCCTCCGCCAAAAGCAGTATTATGTCCATCCTTGTAGGGCGGATATGTCCAAGCAAAAATACGAAGTCCTGGATTTGATAGCCTTCGTTGTTGATATACAGCAGGACCACCGCCCCCACCAGTACCAACGTTTTGTTCAATCGTTCTAAACTGTCCACTAGAGTCAGGGTCACTGATTGTAAGACCCGTATGCCCCCATGGATTGCCTGTATCTCCAGACCAAATAGCACCAGCTGCAGGAAGGCCAGAAGTATAATACTCCCAGCCATTATTACGTCCAGCAGCAGCCATGTCGATACCATTACCTGGCAAACGGCGTCCGAAGAATTGAATAGCAATCTGGTTAGGTAAGTCTACGCATTGCATACCATATGCTCCATCAGCGTCAACACCGCGATGTGCATTAGCTAGACTCATAGCCCAGTTAATTACTTCTGCACGTGTAGCAGCCATTTAGTCACCTCATTGTTTAAGCCATACTGAGCAATCCAGGTTGTGACCTTTGTATTTAGACGTGAATTGCCATGCGATAATGTTATCGCCTTGAGGAACCCAGTTATAATCAGGTTCATCAATAGGGTCTAGGTCGCGATAAGATGCAACCCAGAATGCATTAGGATACTTAGCAGCTACTTCATCTCGATTCCAAGCTCCATTCTTATAGAAGTCATACCCAATATATAATAGAGGGATATAACCAGCATCAGCAATCATATCAAGTGATTTGAGAATAGCTGCCGTATTACCACCAGTGTCTTCCATAATATCGGCTTCATAATCAAGAACCCCATATAGTCCTTCATGTCCATCTGGGATATTATCTAGAAAATGCTTAGTTTCGCGTTCAGCTTCATCAATAGCGTTTCTGAATCTAGCAAAATGATAGAATCCTACCGGTTCAACAGTAGCGGTTTGTGAGTCTTTGGACTTATTAAGCAAATCCTCGTACTCGGAGACCTTGATGATGGCTTTCTTAATGCCAATTTGATCAGTGAGTTGCGTAAGGTCGGCCGCTTGCCAGTTCGAGACATCAATAAAGAATTCACCTTTAGACATCAGTCGAGTCGAACCGGCGTTTACTTGAAAGAGTCTGTAAGCTCTCCGTATGTGTCTCCATGCTCTTCCTTAGATGCTACAAATACGACTTTTCCATCTTTCTTGAACCCAACCCAGTAGTATCCTTCAGCATTAGCAGATTGAATAATCTCAACGGTTTCGCCTTTCTTAAGCAGCCCAATTTTGTTACCTTTAAGGCTTGCAATGTCGCGAATGTTGAGGTTAACAGTTGCTTTGAAGAACTGCTTGTTAAGAATATCGCTACCCTTAACATCTTTCTCGCTTACTGTGCCGTCTGTCTTAGGTGCTTCGGTTGCAGTTTTTTGTGCATTTTGAAGTTCCTTGACGACCGTATCCTTGTCCAGATTAGCAACGTTCTGGATAATCTCGTCAAGTTTCTTAGTTACAGCCGAGAGCTTACCAGCAGTTGTCTTAGATGTATCTGTACCAAGAGCCGGGAATAGACGACGGTATACTGGTGCTTTAACGCTGAAAGACTTGCATGGGATATCTTCCTTAGTGGCATCTTTATACCATTCTTGAACATACCGCAACTCCTCTTGGTTATGCATGCCTGTGATTTCGTTTGTGTTTGAATTATAGAAGTAAACGACGCCCTTACCGAACTCTCCGTCGCCTTCTTTTACTGAAAATAGAAATGAACCGAACATATTAGCTTTTTTCCTCCGAATATCTGCTTCTGATTCTTTTGGTTTAGTTACAACAGCCGAAGCGCTCGCTCTATCGCTAAATGGTAACTTAATAACCCCGACTAGAGTTTGTGTTTCCAGTTGCGGATTATAATTCATAGTTCCATCGGCGTAGAGTAAACGTTGCTTTTCACGTACCCAACCACCGTTCTCAAGAGCATCCCAGTTACCATCAACGTTTTGCTCTAAGGTGATTGGTTGGCCTCCTCCAGTCAAAAACATACCAGTGTGCCCATAAGGATGCGAGTATGTACGACATACCCAGATATCCCCTGGTTCAATATTGGCATTAGGCCAGTATTGTACATCAAGTCCTTGAGCTTGAGCTGTTGACAGGAGATCAATCGCGTTTGTGTAAGCTAGATTCTTTCGACCGTTTGTTACCCATTGCACCAAGTAGTCTGAGAATGCTGCACATTGACCTCCATACGGATTAGTAGGTACAGTCACTCGTTGGTTTACAAGGGATTCTGCATAGTTTAAAAACTCCTGTCTTGTAGGCATTTAATCACCCCATAACTTTTTCGTCTTCTTCTGCTGGTTGGTATGGTTCTTTGGATGGTTCAACTGATGGGGCTGGTGTATTACTCTTTAGGTCATTAAGATACCCTTGAGCAACTTTAGCCTCTTTAGTCCAGTTGTTATTCTTCCAATAAGACCACCCAGCAGTTAACAAAGTAAATCCTAAAGTAAGGAACTGAGTGATTTCATCATCTGTAAATGGCAATGTGTTCTTGCCAAACATTACGAGCGCTTGGTTTACAAGAGCTACTACTAGTAATACCGTACGGATAATAGTTTGCATATCAGTCTTCTCCATAAATAACCTCTTTCATTACTACCGACCTCCTCCACTTATTGCTCATTTTGATTTTTTATTACGTTTATCTTCCAGATACTTAGAGACAAGCTTCATATCAAGCTCATCCATATAATGATTACCTGATAGCTGTTTATAGTCTTGGTAAATCTCACGTGTCATCCTATATTTTTCCTCGATTGAGAACTCTTTTGAATTGAATATAGATAGATACTCACCACGTAGAGAGGATAGCTTAAGTTGCGCAAGTTCTGTCTCCTGTCGTTTTTGAAGTATCCTATCCTCTCGGTTCTTCTTTACAATCTGGGATATTCGAATCGATACACCAGAGATTACTGCGACTATTAAACCTGCTATCACTCTGATCATGTCGTCGTTGAATAATAGCCGCATAATAGTTGGTATTCCTTAGATTTCGCCTGTTGCTGGATACGGATCATTAGTGTAATAGGTAAAGCCACCTATTAGCTTACAGCTGGCCTTACCAAAATATCCAGTCTGAGTAATACGTCCTTCTGGGCTAAGGGTTAAACCAAATTTAGCTACCAATCGATTGTTTGCACCGTAAATAGTGCCATCGCCTGATATCTGTGTGAACTGTTGAGAGACTATTGCTCTAGGTCTATATCCTTGCGGAAGGATCTCATTGGCTATTTCATTGAACTCGCCTGACCTACCGACAGTAGAACCGTCTGACATAGTCACAGTTACCATATTGCCATCCCGATATAGGTCTAACTTAACGCCATAACCTACTACAAACGATAATTGCTTGAAGTGTCTTTCCTTTAGTAGGTAGCGTTTATCAGTCTCATCTAGGAATGCAAACTCGCGCCAGTCAAGCCACTTGAATACTTTACTGTCAAATGATAGACGCATAAACCTACGGTTATTAAATCCAGTGAAGATTTGGAAATTCTTGAATGTGTCGACGTGAATATTCTCGAGCATACCCCAATCTCCAGATGGATTAGCGCCTTGTGTAGATTTGATCGACCAGCCAGTATCATTTGTATCCCATGAAGTATTAAACTTAGAACCATCAGCAACAGAACCATCAGGCATTGTAAGGGCGTACTCTTGAATATAGGTCCCATCGTTGTTTCGATAATGTCCATCAGTGTAAATATCGCCATGGACATCCAAGCCCCCACGTTCTCGTACCTTACGAATACCAACACCATCATAAGAATACGATACGGCCATATTAGTATCCGTAGAAATGGTCAGATTAACTGTAGCAATATAGTCTGGTATCATAACATCTCGCAAGCGAATAGAGATATCATATGATTTACTAGTATCAAAAGATTGGTTAGTAAGAAATGACAAATTCTCGGGTGCAGCATTTGGCAAAGTGAATGCATCATCCTTAGATATTGTCCAATTGGTATCCCCATAGAGACGGTACGCTAGTTGGCCTTTAACAGTATTTATGTTCTTGCCATCCTTCATAACTGCTGACGATGTAGCAGAGTATGTAATGTTCAACTTAGACTGATCACCATGCGAGCGAACTGCATCGAACCTAGCAATAGTTACCTGCGAATAGCTAGCTACATCGAAGGTAAGCGTTTGTTTAGTATTAATATTACTGTCAGCCCAGTTCTTAGCGACCAAAGTTATCTCTTGTTTACCAGTTGCAGGAAATTGAAATGGTTTTGAAGTGAAAGTCTCACCTGTTTTCTCAATACCCAGGGCTGATTCCTTACCATTTATTAGGATAGCGTACTCGATCTTATCATCATAATATGGGATCTTAGTCTTAAAAGGACTCCAATTTAGACGGAACCATTGAAATATGTATGGATAGTCATATTTATTCGAGTCTAAGAGCTGAAGAGGAGCCGAGTTCTTATTTTCATATGCCAAACTCCAGAGCGGATTGATACTTACATATGGCTGCGATATTCGCTTTTCTTCAAGTCTAGTCCCATCTGGTAAAATAGGAGTGACCCTAGCCTCCACGCTGAAGGAGTGTTGGTCTTTAGCAAACTCAGCTATACGTACCCAATCTGGAGAAGGAATGCCACTTATACCATCTTCGCCCACAGGTGTTTCAGCGGCATAAGGCTTAATATCAACGACTTTCTTATCATTAATATATAATCCACCTTCACCTGTTGTTCCAGGAACAATCGTTTTCGTAGTTACAACAGATATCTTGCTTATTGGGTTATATTCCTTAGCCCAACTATTACCTCCTAGCCAGTTAGATACAAATACTGATTCCTTTAAGGTGGATAAGTGTTGGACCGAGATGGCATAATTAGGAGATCTATTGAAACTAGGAGCCACTAGCTCTTCATCGGCGCTAAACCTTCCAACGTCATCCTGGTTCCATGTGGACCCAGCGTGTACCATAATATTACCAGGCCACGAGCCATCTGAGTTGTGCTTGATATCGAAGTCTACTTGGAAGACATCTGAACGTTGTCCGACCCCTCCGAAGTTTACAGCGATCAGAGTATCGCGTGAATAGTCAGTACCATTGATATTTAACTCGAATCGTTTAGTATAAGGCGCTATAGATTTACCTAATGTAGAGGTTGAGTAAGACGCCAAAGCAGTGAAATGAGATACATTTTCTACTGGGTCTTGAGAGTTGAGGACAACCTTAACATTACCCCCAAACCATTTACCATTTCCACCACTGAACATCGACCCAATATTGATGTAGTCGCCAACTTGTTTAATTTCTTTTACCACTTAATTACCTATCTATTTTTTTTTGTTCCAATGTAACGAATTACATTAATGTCCTCGGTTGTATTTATGAGAGGCTCTGTAATATACTGGCCAATACGTAAAGACGCAATGAATGCACCGTTATCTACAGTAACCATACCGTTCTGTAACTTGAGACCAGTCAATCCATTAGACTCGAGATATATCCCTTGCTCATTGGCATACAGCTTATTACGTCCATCTTTTGACCCAATGACCATTCCTTCGTTTGCAAATGAGATATACCTATCTACATCTTCCCAACGATGCTGTAAGCCTTTAAGATCTTCGACTATACCAACAAGACGGTTACCCATTTGGCTAAGGAGTTCTTTATTATTGTTATCTATACGAGTTGCATCATTACTCAAATCCATTAATCGTTTGGTGATAGAGTCGATTGCAGTTAAGTCAGCCTTAGCTTGTATGTCTTTTTGAATGGATAGAAGCTTAGAAGACGTATCCTCCTTGTCGTTATTATAGTCTTTGAAGTCGACTTTGGATGTGATCCCAGACTCTAGGTCCATGGGTGATGGGGACCAAACCTTATTCTCCACAGACGACCGTCTAAATAAAATGCCACAAACATATAGGGGTCCTTCACCTGAATTATTGAATGCTACGATTTCGAATTGCGAGATACCAGTCTTAGTCTTGCCGCCAGCATCTGATAGATACGTAGTCTTTGATAACCATTCCCATTGGCCGTTGCAAATATGCTCTAGCCTATGTGCTGGTGATGGAAATTCTGACCCAAAAACGCTCATTTTGATTTTTACACCGGCTGGTGCTTTAATCCATGCAGAAACAGTATACCATCCTTTCTTAGCAGGATAACCAGCTTGATAGAAACCACAGTTAGGCTCAAAGATCTTAATTGCGGTAGGATGTGTGATGATAGGCGTATCGCCTGGGTTCGAGATTTGTACTTGTCCATCTCTACCAAATGGAGTCCAACCAGGGTTTGATAACCAATCAGGAGAAGCAGACTTAGGAATTAGTCGTTCTTCACCAGTCCAACGAGCACGGTTCGCATCTGAGTATTCCCTATTTTTCTTGGTTGGAAACCAATAATAACGTCCTGTGTCTTTTTTAAACCCTATGAACAGCTTATCGTCTGCATTCTTGATGTTAGTCTCTATGGTATTCATATCATCAGAAAATGCTACTTGAATCGCGCTAGAATCAACATTGTATATAGCTGGTCCTATATCAACTACTCGATTCCAAGTATAACCAGACCAGCCAGAGTCCTCTATAGCATTCTTGCTAAGCTTAAGACCAATAAAGGACTTGCCATTAGCCTCTTGAGAAGGATTCGTTCCATTATTATCATCAGCAAAGACAACATGAAGGTAGTCTGGATTGGCCGTAGCGTCTAATGGTATACCATTTTTCCTAGTTATGCCTTGCTGTTCGGCAATAAGCTCATTAGCGCCATTTGACCTATATGCTACCAGCTCAGTATCAGTATCATGATACGTACTATCTGAGAAATTAGTACGGACAAATCTAAAAGCATAAGGATAATCCTTAGTAACGGACCCAAGTTTAGTCGTCCATCCATTCGCTAACTCATGAGTAGGTGGTTGCGATGAGGTGGTAAGTATATAGTACGTAGTAAGGCTATCAATACCCCTACCTGGCTTACCGTCTTTACCAATCTTACCATCAACGCCATCTCGGACAACAGAGAAGGACATTTGGTCTGAAGCTACTTGTTGGCTGTTTACATAAGCCTCTACTTGAAGTAAGCCTATATCTCCTTCAAATGAGGATGGGGTTACTTGAAGCGTGGATGCGGCCTCAGAAAGGTATTTTCCGTTCATAGTATAATGCCATGTTACATCTTTGGTAACCTCGTCCTGCCCTTTAAACAGTTGAGCTCGAACATTTGTCCTTCCAGAATCGCTTTTAAATGATGTTGCATTATCTGTTGTAAGGACAATACGATAGGGTTGTGCTTCTTGAGCCAACTCGGTCATGCGTTGCGTAAGGCTAATAGGGACCTGAGAGACCACTTGCTGATAGTTATCAAGGGTTAACTTATACGTTGAATCATCTTGAAGACTCTCAGCAATCGATTTAATACGAGCTGATATATTCAGTGTTCCGTAGAAATTAGTATCAGTGATATAAATTGTATCACCGATGTCTACATTATATGTATCTCTAACTTTCTTAGGGTCAACCTCGGCATCAAATGTGAGACCAGGATACATACTATTCAAAAGCTCGCCAGAGGCATAAGCCCAAATCATATCTTCATCTTGCTCGTTTTCACGAACATACTCGGTCTTAACCTCTTTAACGATCCATCGGTCACAAGCATTTTTCTTGGTTGTAGATGGGTACAAAAGCATACCTTTAGGCGCATAAACGGTATCTGAATTACGAGTAACATAGACAGACGTTTGCCCATCAGCTCCTTTTATTTTACGTGACTTCTTGAACTTAATGAATTTTCCTTCTTTATCCTTAACCCGAAGCGCAGTAAAAAGCTTGGTTTTGTCGACCTTCTTTTTAACATTCTTTAAGTCTACATCTGTACGAAGTTGGATATCCTTGCGAAGGCGTCCGATACCACGTTCCATATGTTCATATGTACGAGTACGATAGACTCTGAGGCTGAGTGAATTGAATGTACCATCGGGGTTAATCTTACTAATGAAGTCGATTTCAGCATTAAACCGTTTAGCAAGCTCTAGAATACGAGCGAGTAACGATTGCGAGTTACTGAACTTCTCTTGGCGTTGCTCGGATTCGATTTCATTATACTCAATGACGATATGTTCGGTCCGGAATAGGCCAAAGATATTAAGGTATTCCTCGAACGAATACTTCTGGTCCGCCTCATACTCAAGAACAGTGGCATTAAGGATACCAAGATTGAGCGATTCAGACTCGATCTGTATTTTATCATCGTCCTCGGTGTACTTGGTAATTATACAGAGATAATCACGCCCATTATACCTAAACGATAACGAAGCTTGATCATTTAGATACTTCAATCTGTCCCAAATAGCCTCATTTTGATTTTTCTTAACCGTAAAGTCATAAGTGTAGGCGCCAGTCGCGAGATAACGTGTGAATGTCTCATTATAAATCTTAAGAGACCCCGGCACGTCGTTGTCAATATAATCTACGATACGTAGACTGTTATCATGAATTGCTATTGGTGTACCCAAAGTGCTCTCCTTTCTTTTATTTATCAGCCTCTCCCTTAAATCCTATGGGAGACCTGCCCCAAGCCCAGCTGATACAGTTCTACATCCACTCTTCTCGCCACTCGATTGAGACATTCGGCGGTAACTCTATCCAATCTGAGAAGAAGAAGTCTATTTCTGATTCACCGGGTGGGAGATAAATACCTGTTGAACCAATAATCTTCAAGTCAGCGGCATTTACCCCTTTAGCATCAGATGCGGGGTCAGCCGTATAGAATATCTGACCTCGCCACCCATCTACTGTTGTAACAGAGCCACTAGCAAACTTATTCTCTGCATACGCAAATGTCTTAGCATCAGTCTTAGTGAAGCTAAGGGACTCAAGATAGAGAATGGCCATACGGTAGCCTTCTCGGGTTTCTTTTTTTGTGTCCCCGATAGATAGGATAATCTGCTTACATACACGATACTCTTGCAATGACTCGTTAATAGTGTATGGTTTACCCGCATAATAAAAAGTGATATTAGCCCCTTCTTTAACTATAGCACATGCGCCAGCTTCAGAGTTAAAACCAACATTATGTCTATCAGACTGGACTTGCTGTTCGTTATTATCGGGTGAGAATGAAATCTCGTGATAGACTTTGTTGTTAGTACGAAGTTTAACCCTACAGTCATCACCAGAAGTATCATCTTTAGCTATATCATACGAGGCAATAGCTTCGCCCCACTCATCACAGAAGGATAAATTGATAACTCCAGTCATACCAAGAACATGTTGCCATACTTTAATGTTGAAATCAGCACGCCAGTTAACCGCTCCTTTCTCGCCATTAGAATCGGCAGGAAGTTCAACTGAGTAAGGGACTACAGCCCAATCTCGGTCTCCTTTAAGAAGTCTTGCATCTAGACGTAATCCATAATTCTGATGAGGATAAGCAGCCAATAAAGGTTTACTATATACCAGTTTTGCGTCATTTTGATTTGTAGCAATACCTACATAGTCAGACCATGGAAATTTATTCCGCTCTTTAAGTTTGTCGCCACAAGGTTGGAACCTAGCTGCCCAAGTAGGGTCATTAGTCTTGAAGTTAAGAAGCTGCTCAGCATGAGCCTTAGACTGCTCAGTAGGGATACCTCTGTTAACAGCGCTAGCCGACCCTAATGCGAGAACACCATTTCGAGATGAGATACCGATGTACCCATTTTGCTTTGGATGTTCGAACCTAATAATAGGATATGCATTGCGACTACCCGCATTAATGAGCTTGGCCTTTATGGACTTAGTCTGAGGGTCATAAGCAATTGACCCAAGTGTAGCAGAGTCGGAGACCTTGCCAGTAGCAGGGACTGGGTCAGTTGTATACCATGTCGCCGTACCTCCGATACGCATTTGGTTAGTGATATTATTACCTTTATAACCAATTTCAGGACCACCACCACGAGTGATCTTACACCACTTGTCTGGTAGCACATTACCTTTAGAATCATACACTGTTAATGCAGCATTAAAGGTATACCCTTTTGGGGGCATATAGCCGTTAACATAACTAGTTAAACCCCAATGCCAATCAGCATTCTCAACGAGATTAAGATTCGGCGTTTGGTTTTGCCAGTTCCAAGTAGCGGTTACTTTATTACCGACCCGAGTGAACGTTACAGGAACACCTCGACTATTCTCTTGTGTTGTGTATGTATCCATCTGGAGCTTCTTAGTGTAATTACTATAAAGCTTGGCCTCAAGAATTGTAAATTTGATCTTACCGGTAGCTGTCTGCTTGCCAATAGTCTCGTTCAACGTTATATCGCCTTTAGGTTTTGCTATGTAATAAAGGTTCGGCTCATCATTAAAGACAAGTTTCTTACCATTTTTCCCGCATCGGAGCGCTCTAGAAATTTCACGACGGGCGGTTGCCATACGATGATAGTCTCCAATGATTAGAAAATCTATTTCGATTTCTCTATCAGAAGGATTGATATCAGAGTCAGTCCCGATATTTCGTGTAATATTAGTAATACCATCTGTTAGTCGACCAATATCTATAGCATCAGAGCCTTCTCCGAAGGTAACTGTGAAATAGTATGGTTCGTTTGTCTTATAGTAGTCATACTTATATACCATTACTCAAATATACCTCCTAATCTGTTCATTCTAGATTGATAATCGCTCTGTGCATCTGTCATGCCAGGCGCCAATTTCTTATTCATAAGGTCGCCATCTAGATATGTATTAACGACTTGTCTTTTATCTAGAAGTTCACGTTGACGTTCATTAATTTCAGCTAAATCAGTTAATCGTTCGTTTAATGTTTGCATACCGTCCAGAATATCTTGGTTCTGGTTAGTGGCAGCAGCTAATGAAAGAGCGCCTTGATTGATTACAGCTGTACCGATTTGCCCATTTTGAATTCCTAGAGCTCGATCAATGTCTGCTCGATTCAAGTTTGACAAATCTACTTTTGGTTTAATCGTAGGGTCAAAGACGTTATTGTTTTGTTCTGAGTTAAGGGCGCTGTTGAGGTCCGTCATAAGACTTTCCATAGCATCTACAGCACCACGTCCACCCTCATCGATACCTTCAACAAATCGTTCAATTAAAGCTGCACCCGACCCTTTAAGACGGTCCCAACCGGGCTTGGTCAATGGGCCTTTCTTAGCTGGAGAGTGAGGGAGAAAGCTCTTAACAGCATCAATTACTTCCCCAACTTTCTTACCAGCAGCACTGATCATAGAACCAATACCATCAATGAATCGTCCTATAATCTTTTTACCAGCGTCGAATAACTCCTGACCAACATCGAGAACCTTCTTAACGGCATCTATAACTTTACTACCTGCGCTTCTAGCATCACCTGATTTACCCCCAACACCATTACTGAAGAGTCCACCAATTGCTGAACCAATACCCCCAACGATACCCTTAGCACCATTCCAGACACCTGTTACCGCACCAGATACTGCGCTACCAGCACTACTTGCGAGTCCTTGGGCGCCTCTAATACCGCCACTAAAGAGTCCACCAATTGCTGAACCGATACCGCCAACGATACCCTTAGCGCCATTCCAGATACTTTGAGCGCCATTCCAGACAACACTAGCTGCATCAGATACAATATTACCGGCGCCCGAAATCCCAGAGCCTAAAGCGCCGACAATGTTCGAGCCGATACCGCTAAGTGTTGAACCAATATTCGAGAAGAATCCAGTAATACCATCGATAATACCTTGGAATATAGCACCAACATCTATAGAACTAATATCATTGAAAATCTGTGAAAAGAGGTCATAGAAGTTCTGGAATGCTTCTGACGCCATAAGTAATCCCGCACCGATACCAAGCGCAGCGACACCTATTGCAACAAGGGTAGCAGCAAGCACTATCATACCAGGAGCCACCGCTTCAGCCCCAGCACCGGCGGCAATAAGAATAGCCATACCAGCACCTAGCCCAAGTAATGCGACGCCCATATCAGCTAATGATATAGAAGACAGCAACATAAGGCCACCTGCAAGCGCTAAAACAGCAACGCTTAACCCCAATAGACCGGCCACTCCAGCTCCAGTTGAGGTAGCGGATATAATAGACATAGCCCCACTTAAAGCGAGCATAGTGCCCGATAGAGATAGAGCCGCCGCAGTAAGTTGCTCCCATGGTATATTAGCCAATTCTTGTAAGGTATACCCAAGCCCAAGGATTAAACCTATACCGGCAACTACGGCACCAAGACTAGTCAGATCCCAGTTAAGGTTGGACATCACAGCCATAGCACCAGCCACAGCAAATAGCGTGGTAGATAATGTACCAACTGCTATCGCAGCTTCAGCTAATGAAAGAGATGCAAATTGCGTGAGCACACCACCGATAACGAATATTTCGCCAATCGCTAAAGCCATAGCTCCCAAATCGGTTCCCTCGAATTTTATCTTAGAAATAGCCCAGAGAGACCCGGTTACAATAGCAAGCATCAAATCGATCATAAGGCTTGCCGTTGTCATGCTACCCATATCCAATCCAGCCAGCTTAATAACCTGATCAGCCATTACTTTTACACCAATAATAAGTTCAGCGATAGCCACAAGCGTTGTCTTAGGAACCCCTTGCGCGCTGAAACGAGATAAGGCAACGACGCAGCCTGTAAGAACTGCTATCATAGCGTCTATTGTTATAGCAATACTATCCAAAGTTGCTACACTTATGTTAGCCGTATGCGTTGCTAAATCGACCATAGCCGATACCATGACCTTAACCCCTACTGAAATAGCCAAAATGGCTACGGTAGCACCCTTCGGAATGCTAGAGCCACCAAGCCTACCAATAGCGGCAACACTTACTGCTAATACAGCGGTAATTGTCTCAACTATACCAGCAACCTGGTTTACAGTAGAGATAGACACCCCACGCGTCTTATTTACAATAGCAAGAATGCTACTAATCATGATTTTTACGGCTACTGCGATAGACATTGGTGCTAGCATAGCGGAAGCACTAATCCCACCACCAAATTTGTTTAAGATAACCATGGCACCTAGTAGAAATGCAGCGACGCCAGCAACTATAGTACCACCTGCTTTGATCGTAGATATTGGTACATTTGCAACTTTTTGGATTTCTTTTATCAGTAGCCAAATAGCCCCAACTAGAGCGAGGGGCATTAATGCACTACCCATCGATACCTTAATTCCGCGCATAGATTGCATAACGGCGACAAGAACTGCCATTGCTCCCCCAACCATGATAATACCTTTTTTCATTTTGTCGAGGTCCATTTTACTGAATGTATCGATTTCTTTAAGAATAATGCCGACACTTATAACAAGAGAAAGCATTGTTGTGGCTTTGGCAATAGAAGAAAGTAGTTTCTTCATTTCTGGGAATCCTAAATCGGCGAGAACACCGGATAAGAGTCCAGAAGCAGCCTGCCCACCAGTCTTAGAGGCCCCTTGTTTCAGTGCCCCTCCTGCATTTTTAGCGTGATTTATTACCAACATGGCTGTAGCAAGAGCAGTAACACCAGCGGCTAATAGTAATAGAACTTGGCTGACTTTATCACCAGGAATCATGCTCATGATCATCATCGCTCCAGACACCTCGAGAAGTGCTAGACCAATACTATGGAGCATAGCTGCCCGTTGGGCATTTGCAAATGAGTCAATAGCATGGGCGGTTGAGTTAAGGACGTGGTTAACGTTACTACCTAATGTAAAAACACCAAAGAAATTAGAGATTGAATCCTTGATATCCGTTAAAAATCCCTTGCCACTCTTAAGTTTAAGAATAAACGCTAAAATACCAACAACTGCGGCACCTTTTAGAAAAGCATCAGCATCGCTAGTAATACCTGAGAAGAAGTCATGTGCATAGTCCTTCATCTTCTTTAAATAATCACTAAAGGTGGCATAATGGTTCGAAGCAGTTTCGACTGTATCCGAAGATTTTTTAACACTATTTGTCACTTCATCGGCACTAACTTTGCTGCCAAGGAAAAAATGGGCAATGCTACTTAAAACAGGTAAGAACTTACCTGTAAGAATTCCGACTAGAGCCTCGAAAACCAATTTCAATCGGTTCACACCATCACCTGCGCCAGTCATATAATTGATAAAACGCTGCCATAGACCAGCGTCCTGTATATATTTCCAGGTTTCAGATATAATATGTTTGGCAGCCTCTATTGCTGGTGTAAAGAATCTTAAGATAGCATTCGATACACCAATCCAGAAATTTGCCAGAGCTTTAAGTACATCGCCCCAGGTCTTTGTGGACTTAGCATTATTCTTAGTCTCAGTATCCGTTCGACTCAACTCATCAGCATAAGCAGTTTGTCCAAATGGATGCGTTAGAACTTCCATAATGTTAGACATACCCTTATAAAGTGAATCTGCTGATGGTATTAAACCAGAGAAGTTGGGTTTTAGGTTGAGAATTGCAGTACCAAATTCTTTAGCTTTATCGCCTACAAACTTAAACGCCGGTCCGAGTTTATCACTTAGCCAACTCCATAGATCTTTCATCCAAGACCAAGCTTGACTAGCAGCACCTGAATTAGAAATCTGGTCAAAGACACGTTTAACAGCATCTCCTATACCAGAAAAAGCTTGCGATACTTTACTACCTAATGGCGAACTAGCGATAGTTTCGAATAGTTTCTTAGCGTTATCTCCTACTTTGTTAAACGTCTCAGAGAGCTTATTCGTTATCCCAGAGTCGGCGATCCGATCGAACATTTTCTTAGCAGCATCTCCAATACCGCCAAAGACATTAGATAGCTTGTCAAAAATATGCAGATTTCCGACCATTTTGAACAATTTTCCAAATTGCTCAGTGACCCATTGGATTACCTCAGCTACTTTACCTATGACCGGGTGTGCCTTGACAAACTCAGTGATCATCTCGCTAGAATGGTCTTTCCATTTTTCACTAATATCATAAAATGATTCGATAAAGCTATAAATCTTATCATTAATACTATGTATGATATTTCCAAGCTCTTTCCAGCTTTTAGCTATAGGGGTTGTGTCAACATCTGGTAAAAGTTTCTTAAATGCATTGCTAATACCCGCAAAGATATTTATAATAGTTTTACCAGTTAGTAGAATCATTTCTACTAAATGGTCCGGTATAAGTAGTTCTATAGCGTCAGCTACCACCCCAAACACAGTTAATCCTGCTTTTAATATAGTAAAGAGTAGCTTGAATCCGCCCTCGATAGAGTCGATTGCCTTCTTCGTTAGATGCATATGATTTTTTAAACTATCAAATGAACCGACAAGAGATTTAGCAGTATCTTCGGTTGATTTAGGAAATACTTCTCGCCAAGCTTTTCCGATGGCTTTCATTATGTCCCCTAAAGTTGAGACAGCCTTAGACAATGAGTCTAACATTTTTTGTCGGCCACCTAATTCAACAAACTTCTTAGCTAAATTAGTAGCCCCATCAGCAGCTTTAGTGGTTGCATCAGCAGCCATATTACCGTACTTCGTCCAGAAGTCAGTAACCTCTTGCGAGCCTGCTTTACCTAAAAGCTCCTCCCAAAAATTTGACCAACTTGCGACCACGCCTTCTTTAACAGCGTCTGCTGCTTCACCAAAGGTATGGAATTTAGAGGCCATTTCGACTAAACTATTATCATTAGCTAAGTCATTCAAGGTCTTGATAAGGACATCGTTTGTCAACCATTTATCAGAAAGAGATTCACGGAAAGACTTCGAAGCGTCGACGTTTTTACCCATGGCCTTAGCATTTGCCAACAGCGCATTCTTGAATCTCTCTGTGGCCATACCGGCATTTTCAACTGACATCCAGTTCTGGGTCGTCATGACACCCATTTGCAATGCTTGTTGAACACCGAATTGAAGTGAGTTCGCAAAGGCTTGGGTGGATGCTCCGGCAGAAGCTGCTAAGTTACCCCAACCTTTTAGGGCGGCTGTAGCGTCAGTCAATCCCACACCAGCATTAACGAATTGAGCCAAGGAGCTATGCATTTGCCCAACTTCATATTTCGTGGTTTGTGCATAATCTTGGAGGCTCTTTAATGCCCCTTGAATATCAGCGGATAGCTGTTTTGTGTTCCCAGCATATTTGGACTCTAAGGCTGCTGTCAACATATTAACAGAATTAATACGGGCTTCATACATATTGAAACCTGACATCAAAGGATCAAGCGACAAAGCTTTCACCATATGAGCACCAGTAGATATAGCTTTGGTGAGAATATTACCAAGAGCAATAGTAGCAGCCATACCAAGTGCTGAGAACCGCTGCGATGTTTCTTGAACGCCATTACCTAAAGCGGACATTGACTTCCCTATTGCAGATAATCTATCTCCTTGTGACATTCCGTCGAGTGCAGTCGACATCCCTTTGAGTCCTTCAGCTGCGCTCTTGAGCCCTTTTCGAAATTGATCATCGTCTATACCAAATTTGACGATCTTCTCTTCAACAACTTTACTTGCCACTAATTAACCTCCTTTCAGCCTCATCGGCCACTTGTTGGGCCATATCCTTCATGATAGGCTCTATAAAATTTTGTGGTGGTACATATCCACCAGTACCAGTGTAATGCCCTTTATCTAAAAGTATAGCTACTGGTACATTAGACCGAGTAAGGTTTGAGTTATAAAATGTTACTTCTGCTCCATTTTGATTTGTTTCAGTCTCCTGTGACCAGGATGCTCTAGTCCGTCCACTACGAACGGGAGTGGCATTAGCTAGCTTAGCTACTGTTGCTTGTGCTGTACTCCCCAGTCCATGTTTTACAGAATCTATAGCACTATCCAAGTTAGATAGTTCCTTTAATGTTTTATCAAAGTTACTACCACCTGAGATACTAACTTTCATATTATCAATTACTTCCTTTCGCGCGTTCAGCACGACGTTTAGCCATAATTTCAGCATTACGACGTAGAGTCGCAGCTTCATTTGACTTCTTCTTATCTGGGTCGTTAAGTTCACTCAAGACACCAATAAGAGTTAGTAACCGATCGAGATTCCAACTTGAACATTCAAAAGGAATCTGGGCATTAGCCATATATGCATATATCACTTCGGAAGTCATGATTGGACCGCGTCGCCCGCCATTCCGAGATTCATCAGGCCTGATGGTTGTCGCTGTTTGCGGCGTTGTAATATATTCGGTTATAGTGGCTACTAAATCTTCTGTGATGTCATTATATGTAAGCTCATCACCATCGACTTGCATCATAGCGAAATAGTCTAAGAGTTCTTCATTTGTTTTCTCAGAAGCTAGGAAAGGTTTCTTATACACGCTTTCCCATTCGGTTAAAGAATCTAATGAGTGCTCGAAGACAAATCGCTTAGATGGTATCGTATAAAAAGTTTGTGTCGTGTCATCGAACGCGTCTGTGATGGGTTGAGTTTCATACACTAGCATCTAATAAAACCACCTTATATTAAAAAAAAAAGAAAAAAGTGTAAATTTTTAGAACACTTATTTCTTGACTGTACGATTTTCTAAAAGTATTGTAGTAGCTTATTTCTTTTTAGTGGTTGTCTTCTTAACAGATGCTGGTGCGTTTACTCCTTTTTGAGGAATAACTTTCTCTGCGAAAGCTTGTGCTTCGCCTTCATTAGAGATTAAATCGATAAATAGATTACCGTAAGCATCTGTAGATAAGAAAGCTTCTTGTTCATCTTTACGTTTGATAAACAGCCCATCTTCTGTCTTACGGCCGTAGCTAGTTTTAATGATATCTTCGAACAAATCAGAGATAGCATCGAAGTCTTCATTTTCGCTTAGCTGCTTGATATAAGTTTCCAAATCATCGGCTTTAGTGTGGGCCAAGATCTTGGTTAACTCAGCTTTATTAAGATTGAAGTAGAAGTCTTCAGTAACTTCTTCTCCATCAAAATTAATATATGTGATTTTACGTTTTAACATTCCTTATTCTCCCTCTGTAGAAATATATTCATTTTGATTTTTTTTTATATCAGCCTCTCCCTTAAATCCTATGGGAGACCAAAGCCCCGATCCCAGCTGATTTTTTTTTTATTTTTGTTGGAAAACGCCCTACTAGCCTTAAGAGTGCCACATTTCGTCACTGGTATAACGTGTAGCTTCTACATTTGTAACAAGCACGTATTGGTTACCAGATGTAGCAGTCTTAACATGGTCACCTACTTTAAGAATAGCTCCATTAAGGTTCAAGTCAGTAAGATTTGCTCCTTTAGGGAAAGCATTAGCAGCTTTAAAATCCCAACTTGAAAGGTATTCTTTATAGGTTGGCTCACTAGATACGGGCTTAACTGGGAGAACCCTTAGATAAGATATCAGCTACTTCAGCTGGAGTAGGCATCTTAGACGCAGCCGCAGCTCCATACAGGATATCTTCCAACTTCTTAAAGTTGGTAGGGTCAGCTGTAGTGGAGTCGACGATCAAGTGCGCAGTAGGCTTAAGTCCTGGTACGTCAACTGGTGTAGTAGCACATTCCCATGAGAATTCAATTGCTTCAACCGAGTCATTGATAGAACCATATTCTGAAGAAGATACTGCCGCAGTAGCGTTGTAGACCAAATGCAGTAAGTATCCATAGTCAATGGACTTCTGGTCATTACCTTTTAATGTACGGTAACTAAAGTCAAATGGTACACGAGTTTGGCCAGTACCTTTAAGCCCCTTAACCGCTTGACTATTAATAATAACTTCTTTAGTACCGTCACATTGATCCCATTCTTTAGGAGCATCGTAGGCGGAAATTGTAAATTTGAACTTTTCAGCACTGCGAAGAGTACCGTATTTCAAGTTATTAGCATAGATATCGGTCGCTTCTGCTCCTTCAGGACTTTGGGCGACTTTGGTAAGACCTTCCCAAGCAACACCAGTTCCGTGGTCAGCAAATAGTACACCACGGTCAACACCTGTTTGGTAAATACGTTTACCATCAACATTCCATTTTAATTGTGTATCAGCCATTAATTATATTACCTCTATAAAGTGATATTAACGTCGAATACGCTATGATGAATACCATCATTGATATATTCGTTAGTGTGATTTGAGTATGGTAACTCAGTTAACATTTTTTTAAGGACCTCTGGATTATCAGTCCGACTCATATATGTCACCTGATATGATTGAGTCATCATATATTGATTATTATTAGCATGTTCTGTTGTAACCATCTTGCGATGATATATAATACAAGGAAATGCCATACTGTCCTTATCAGGCTCATTAAAGTACACATTCTCACAAATATTATGAAGCCGTTTCGATAGTTCTGCCCTAAAATTATCCGCCATATCCTACCTCCTTTAACGTCATCTTAGATAACTCACCAGGAGTGACAGTTATATCCGGACCAAATGGGACAACTGAATCAACCTCATATAGTTTATTGTGTATAATAATGTTCGTAATACGCCCAACCCTATCTGTCTTATCATTAGGGAAGACTCCTTTCAACGATTGAGTCACCTTTGTGGTTTGGTTAATAGTCTGGGCGTCATTAAAGGTAAAGCGCCTGTTCGACTGGCTAAAAAGTAGAGGCCCGACACATTGGTACTTGTAATCATAGACATCAGTGTCGACTTCTACCTTTTGGTCGGATCGCAATACCAGAGTTACTGGAACTTTAGCCATCTTATTTTACCTCATTTTGATTTTTTTTTTTTATATCAGCCTCTCCCTTAAATCCTATGGGAGACCAAAGCCCCGATC